TTCTTCACGAAGCATGGCTTCTGCTTCTGCGTATGACATTTTTTTCTTTCCTTCTTGCAACAATCTGTCGCGTTTGGCTGGAACATAACTCTCTTTCAATATGAAAGCCACTTCATTGTCTGTGAGATATACTATATCTCTTTCTTCGTTTACTTCTCTAATGCATTCTTCTATAAGACTCTTAAATTCAGTTTTATTCATATTGTGTATTGAGTTATTATATAATAAATATATATGAAATTGCGATTTCTCTCATACTAATTCACATTTTTTGACTACCGTGTGACTAAATATATAGTAACTGTTCCTCATGGATTCGAACCATGACAAAGCGAGTCAAAGTCGCTTGTGCTACCATTACACCAAGGAACAATAACAATTTATTGGAAAAATTGTCCTATACACGGATTATATCAAAACTTAATATCAATCCGATTAACGTTTGGATCGTCTTTTTTACAACCTTCAAATGGATATATATGAGTTCCAACCTTACCATCTTTTTCAAATACCACTAACGGTACATTCGTTGCGTTGCAAAACATATGATGGAATGATTCCAAAGTGGATTTCGTAGTTGCATTGTATGGATGCAAGTTTTTTTCCGGTATGTACCATCCCTTTTCATTCTTTCTCAAACACCAGAATAACATACGACAAGTATAATACATGAAGTTTGTAAAATCTGATGCTCTAATTTTCTTTAGTTTTTTATTAAAACTTTCATTTTTATTTTTCAATGTAGGAGCAAACCTGTCACTACCGAAATCTTCAGTTTTATTATAACTCTCAAATCTTACAGCTTTATATCCACGTTCTTCTGCATATTCTTCTATTGAGGATTTTATTTTATTATAATCGGCTGCTTTAATTTCCATTCTTAAATAAATGCAACGATACTCTGTTTCTTTGGGGTCATCCTCTGATGGTCTAGTAAAATTTTTGTCTTTCTCTACGTACTTTTTAATGAATGTATCTTTGGAAAGATAATATTCATATCGTGTAAACCAAAACCACTTGAACGATTTGATATTTGGTATATATACACTTTCCATAAAATTACCAAAGCAAGTTTCTGCCCAATATTCTTCATTGTCATCAAACATCTCTCCCCCTCTAAAAGGTACTAGTACGCGACAAGATATTTCTTTGTATTTCATTAATGATAAATATAATATCCATCGGCATTTCAGTGCCCAAACGCACATTGTAGCCGATGATTTGGTTAGTAAAAACTGGTAGCCCCAGTGGGTCACGATCCCACCTCTCCTGCTTGAAAGGCAGGCGAACTCAACCATTATTCTATGGGGCCAAATTGGTAGGAGTATTAGGAATTTAACCTAGATTACAACGTCCGTAGCGTTGCGTGTTATACATTACACTATACTCCCATAAATTGGTCCCTTCACTACCATAGGGGATCGCCACGGTTGGTAGGACAGCGGATCAGGCTGGTGGCTTCTTCATATGAAGTTGGTGGCAGTTGTGGGTAACGCTCCCACCGAGTCCGTTAGGACAACGCATTTACAGTGCGTGCTACCTCTTTAATAGTATAAACTGCCGTAAAATTATTTATTCTTACCACACCAAGTATCTGTTTGGCAGTGGCAATTTGGGCAAATCATTCTCAAGTTATCCAATTTGTGATTGTGCGGGTCTCCGTCAATATGGTCAAGTTGCATTATCAATTCTCGGTTCATCCATTCGGATATTCCACACACTTCACATTTATTTTCCTTTACTTTTTCCCATATTAATCGCTTTTTTAATTTAAATGTTTGATACTCTGGATGCTTACCTTCGAGAATTTCGTTGAGCGGTATCTTTATGCCTTTTTTATTTCCTCTGTATCCTTTATTTTTCCAGGCCAAATTTAATTTTTTGGCTCTTCTCCAAAGAGTAATTACTGTGATGTCCAATTCACCCGCCGCTTCGTGTAATGTCAAGGTTGCATTATATGCGTCTATTATCTGCTGGTCCGTTACTTTACATTTGTGATTTTGTTTCATATGTAATAAATATGGACTCGGAGTCCGAAAACATTACATATTTAATAAATATTTAGAAAAAATTGGCGGGAGTACCGGGACATCGAACCCGGTTTTCCGGCGTGACAGGCCAGCGTAATACCCATATACCATACCCCCATAAATGAATTACCAGTGTGGGGCTCTCACCCACCATACACTATTTTTCTCCGTGATGACCCGAACATATCGTGCACTCTGTTCTTGGATTATCAAACGCTTCTTTTGCCTTGGCTCACGTTTAGCGAATGATATCCGGCTTATCGGGCGTCGTACCTGTCACTTGGTCTTGCAGAAACGACCCGCAAGATTGCTGATGTGTATGCTACGACCGCTAAGACTTTGCGTCTTACTGGTAAAGTAAAGATGGCACGGATGGTGAGAATCGAACTCACATAAGGCAGTTTTGGAGACTGCTGCACTACCAATATACCACGTCCGTATTAAATGGCTGTCCCAGCACGGTTCGAACGTGCGACCTTGAAATTAACAGTTTCTTGCTCTTCCAACTGAGCTATGGGACAATAAATTGTAGAGTGTTTGGTCTAGAGACTTATTCATTTAAGATACTTTTTGGCTAATGGCGTTAATTCCATTCCAGCATCTTGCAGTTGTTTGACTGCTTCTTTTCTGGTTCTTATCTTGTTTTTTAGTCTACCTTCTAGCGTTGGCAATTTGATTTTATTTTTCATATTGGAGTATGTGACTGGAATTGCACCAGCATAAATGTCTTTTGCAGAGACCGCCCTATCTATTTCGGGCACACACATACATAAATATATTGTCATTGGGCGGAGTAAAGCTGCCTCGCGTCGGTGATCACCTTCTAGCGACTCTTATACAAGACAATGACAAATTGGTGCGGTAGACAGGGTTCGAACCTGCGACATCGAGCTTGGAAGGATCGCGCTCTACCAACTGAGCTACTACCGCAAACATTTAAATTTATTATTTCTTCCTTCTACGGACTTTTTTTCGTACATTACAATCGTCTTTACACCTGAATAATGCCACACCCAGTATAATTGTCAAGGCCGCAGTGAAATATACTACTTTTTCATATGCTACCAACTCGTCTAAAGCTATTTTTCTTGATTTTTCAGCAGCATCAAACTTGTTTTCCAGTATCTTGTTTATGATTTCTGTGACTGGATCTATCACACGATACATTTCGCCATTGTATAATTGATTATGTATTTCTTTTATATCTCCACGTACAGTCAATACTTGTATCTTTTTGATAAATTCCGTTACACGTTGTGTGCGAATAAACAACTCTTTGTCATCTATTGTTTCAACACCGGATACACTTCTCTTGTATGTATCCAGCAAAATGTTCTGCTGTTGTAATGTTTTTGTTAGTATGTTTCTAAACTGGTCTATAGTAATAAGGTCGTGAGAAACTTTGACTTGACTATCCACCAATGCCAGACCATATGAATCAAAAAGCGGACTAAGTGTGTTTGTTACAACTTCAAATTCTTTATACGAATGGTCAATCTTTGAACGCAGCATTGAACTTGTATACAAACCTTTTGACACAAATATGGCCACAATAAAAAGCATCGCGATAATAGCATGTTTTGATTTCATCGTTTTTTGATAAACTTTTCTGGGTTTTTGGATACTTGCTTTGCTAATCTTGCCAATCCTTGTAATAACTCAGGTGATATTACACCAACAACACCATATATTATTGCTTTGGTAAGGCTGGCTATGTCAGTTTGTTCCAACATAAACCACGCTATTATAGAGCATATAGAAGCAGCAAATATCTTTTTGAGTTGTTCTACCCACGGCATCTTACTTTCGTCTGTTAGCAATCTTGCGACCATGCCCGCCGCACCTATTAGTGCTACCAGCCATCCGCCAGTTAAAAACTCTCTTATTAGGTCTTTATCATCTGCCATATATTTGTATATCTATAGATATAATATATATGTCAAAAAACTATATAAAATTATTTACAATTAGCAAATACGTATTTTTGCTTACTTTGATATAATTTAATTATGCTATGTAGACAATAAATTATATTTAACTATATGTTTGATATAATTTATTCATACACAGTTCATGAAGCCCCCGACGTAATACTTGATACACTGCGAAACTTATATTATTACAATCGTAATTTCAATATTGCCGTAGTGTTGGGTCCAAATCAATATATGTACGACAATTTGCAAGACAAAATCTCGGAATTTAAAAATTGCCACTTATCAAATCCTTTTCCCAAAAACACGTATAATATTAGTTTGGCTATGGGACACATACGAAATTTTCAATATTGCCAAGAACAAAATATAATATCCCGAGATTTTATTATAATGGCGTCTACATCATATTTTCATAGAGAAATGACTAGCGACTTTCTTGGAGGTAAGCCAGAAATTCCTGAGTATATCGTCGAAGAGGGCAATCTTAGGTGGGTATGGTGGAAGGGAATATATGCAAACAATAAAATAAGAGGCGTATTAAGAGATCATGGCATCTCTAAAATATACGGACATTGGCACGAAGGACTGACTATGAAATATAGTACCATAAAATTTGTTTCAGATATAGACAATAAATTTCATTTTGATGAGAATGTAGAATCTCCATTTCTGACATTTGAAGAGTACATATTTCCATCAGCGTGTATGCATTTAGAGGGCAAAATTAGAACTATATGTTATATGCACGGTGGTGGCAAGGCATATCCCACGCCCGATTTTCTTCACACAATACAAAAACCTTGCTATAAACGCATTGAAACAAAATTGGATGCACCTGTTAGAGTGTGGTTAAAAAATATAACCAACAATTACTCAAATTAAAATATTTACAATTAGCAAATACGTAATACTACGTATTTCCCATTCCGAACCGCGTGGAGGTTTGTAAAAACTCGGAACACTAAAAGAATATATCTCAACGGGGTTGATTACCCATCTTATTGATATATTCTTTCATTTATAAGAACAATATATTCACTTCGTGCTCACAACAAGTTATCTCTGTCACTATCCTATCCTAAACTTGTTGATTTGCTTCCCACAAAACGGTCCTCTCTATTATGAGTCCGGTGGCTATTTTAACGCTTAAATAGGTGCGCTTTTACCTCTATCCCTAACAAAATTGATTTTTCTAAAGAACGACTAACACTCTACACACTTTTTATACTTTGTCAAACACTATTTTCATTTTTCTCCAAATAAAAACCCCACCTTTTTTAGGGGTGGGGCTTTATAGGTTGGAAAATTTACTTTTCTCCTTTAAGCCACACCCTCCTTTGTATCGCCTTCGGCGGCTCCAATGGATGGTTGTACGATAAAGCAGCGACCCCAATTGGAGCTTATATTGCTATACTGTAGATGTGATGTGCTATTCATTTCTTACTATAAATATAACTATGAAGTAGAAATAATCAAACGTCAAGTACTTTTTTCATTATTGTATAACCGCCTAAACCTTTCAGTTATCTCATACGGATAATAAAAGAAAGTTTGGCCGTCATCAAACTTGATATAGTCAAACTGTATGCCTTTTACTTGTTTTCTTGTACCTGTATATGTCGCCATTTTTCCCGTAGGAATATGAACAAGTCGTTCATTTTCAGCGAAATGATGTTCTGCGTATGCGTTTTTCATTCTTTGTATTTTTCCAAGAAGCGGTTTGATATGCATTTAAAAGATAGACGGCCCTTCAATACATCGCTGTATGTTTCAACGCTTGGACGCCAAACAATACCTTCAGCGGGAGTACCGTTGGAGTAGTTCAGTTCATTGGCAATACTCAAAAAATAATCAACACTATTAGGCACAAAATCATTACCAAGTTGAAGACTATGTACAGTATCTACAATCTTGATGTTATGTTTCTTGCCAAAACTAATCAAATCTTCTCTGTTGAGATATTTGCCACTATCAATGTCGTATAGATTGAAAAGATATAGGTCAATCTCTTTGAGCCCAAGACGATTTGCTTGTATGCCCGGCCCAACCATTTCACCTTGAATACACAGATTACGTTCTTCACTGCGAAGAATCTCTTCAAGTTTGAGCTTGCGAGCCATCTTCCAATGAGCATTATCTTCTGTTTCTTTCAGGTTGAGATTGCGAGAGCATACACCAAACTCATCATCACGACGATATGCTGTAAAACTTGTGCCATCCATCTTTAGTGTGCCAATAAGCACCAATCCTTTATTGCTTGCTTCAACAAGCACATTTGGTTCAGATTGCAGACGAACTTCATCTGTCTTATGTAAGAAAGATGGAAAGTTTCCTTTGACAATTCCGCTCAAATGAGCAGGCACAACAGGTTCATATTTTTCAACACCAACAAGCGATGTAACATCCTGCCCAACTTCATATTCGCCTTGGGGTAGAATAGAAAGTGGAAGTGCCAATCCTTGTGATAGTTGATTTTTCAATCTTATGCTACGGATTCTCAATGGTTTATTTGGCTCTTTACGCAAATGATCATTCCAACTTGCGATAGGAAGTACAGAGTCAATCTCAAAATACACACATTTGTCATTGGGCCGAAATTCATTCTTTTTTACAACACATTCCCAACCAAGAACTTTGGCACAAAGAATAGCATCTGCTCCAGTTATAGGGTTCAGTTCTTTGATAAGTTGAATAGATGCCAGTTTTCGGTCCATAATGCTATTACCATACACTATAATAACCTTTTGTCAAACCATTTTGTTGATACCAATTTTATTTATAGAATATGACAGAAGATACGAATCCGAATGGAATCCATTTAAAACCAAAGTAATTTTTCACAGCGACGGTGGTTGGAATCCAGATTTTAAACAAATAAATAAATTAATCTTAGATAATATTTAGAGTATCTATGTATGTTATATTTTTGTTCTTGTTTAATATATATTTTTCTTTAATTTTTCGCAGTATTCTTGTGTAGTTTGATCTGAAGACTCGATTATTTCATTTATAAACTTGGAATTGGCATTGAGAAATCTCGTATCACACTCATTCCAGTAACTTTTTGGCGGAGATAAAATTTCAACCATCTTAGAAATAAAATTATACTGATCATTTTTTAGAAACAACTTGAGTTGATCTCCTTTCGTTATTAATTGGTCTTTTCTATCGAGATAAACATTCTTGTCAAAAATACCAAACGCAATATTAGTATATTTATGTCTAAAGTTTCCTCGACCTATTACTATAGTATAGTCGAAGTCAAGAAAATCTTCTATACTTACATCTTTTCCAAGCGCATTTTTTAATATTATCGGTTTTGGTGTTGTGGTTTTATTTTTTTTATTGTAATTTTTTCTTTCAAACGGGTCTTTAGCAATTTTTACTGATATTTTATATTCAACTCCGTCAAGTGTAAGAATAAGGTCATAGCCTTTAGAAAATTTAACTTTTATTTCTGGGAATTTTTTTGCAAGTGCTTCGCAAAAAATTGCGCTAATACTAAATCTGTAATCGCAGCAGTCTGCAACAGGAGGAACTTTGAGTGTAGTTTCCATGTAACATTCAAGAAACGCATTTTCATTTTTTTTAAAAAAATATATAGGACACTTTGATATATCAATACCAACGTCATTCAGCATTCGATCTGCTATAATAGCAGATGGCGAAACACTTGCGTCGGTAGTATCCAGATGATAAAAATAATCTATGTAACTTTTAGAATTATTCATTCATTTTATTTTTTTCTATCATTTTGTCTAAAATATTTTTTATTGAAAATTTTCCGCGCTGAAATTTTTGCTGCAATTCCTCGCTTATAACTTTCTTTTTCTTTTTTTTCTTTAATTCGTTGCAATAATATTCGTATATTTCATTTTCTTCATTTTCGCTAATTGGTTTTCCCTGATTCAATGGAACGATATTGTTGACAGGTCTAAGATCTTTTAGACCAGACCCAAATTCAAGCGCATGAATTTTATCAATATGATAATCGAATGAATTTTTATTTATTTCATATCCACATACATTTCTTCCTAACATAATAGAGCAGTATGCCGTGGTAAAATTTCCCATAAAAAAATCACACACCATATCACCCTCGTTTGAAGAATATAGTATCAACTTTTTAATCAATTCGTTTGGCAACTTATTTTGATTTTTTTTCTCGCTTGGAGCAAACTCCTTATTGATAACAAATACGTCTTCCAAATCTTTATACAATAAAGATCCACCGTTATCGTCTTTTTCCTGAGAACCAAACCTACAATTTGGATTAAATGTAACCTTCACTGTGCTACCTATGTTTGAATAATATAGAACATGATAGTGAGAAGTTACGTATTTTTTCTTCGTGTAAACTCCAAAATTATATTTCCACACCATGTGATTAATTTCATGTAAACCTATTTTATTTGCGGCATTTAAAACCGAGCGCAAATTGGTATGTCCCATAATAACATACATGGATCCATTTGGTTTCATTACCCGTTTAGCCTCTGTCATCCATTTTTCGGTCCAAGAGTCGTAATCTTCCGGTGCTTCTGTGTAACCGTCTATCACGTTCGCCGTGTCTCGTTTATAATGTTTATCAAACTCCGATTCTCCCAGCCCAAACGGTGGATCATATATACCCAAATCCACAGAACAGTCCGGTATTCTTTTCGCAGAATCTATACAATCCCCATTAAATATTTTAATATTTGTTGTATTTTTCATCCAATAAATGTATCATATACAGTCATTTGGTCAACATATAAGAATTGGTATAAAACAAAAGCCCACCAAATCGGTGGACTTTTTTATTAAAGCCACTTCTTTACTTCACTATCATTGTTATACCCACCTCGTTTTGCGAGTTCTTTAACTTTCTTTAGTTCATCACCTTTGATTTCTTCTGCCATCACATTTACAGGATGCATATCGTATATCTTACCATTGTCAGTGAGATAATACTTTTTTTCGCCTGCTTCTAATCTAACAACCTTATTGTCTGTAAAAAATACAGCGTCTGTTATTTTCATGATACCTCTTTTACTTCGCCACTTAGTGTAACTAACCCATCAACTGGCGTCCAGTTTGTTATTTTGTTGCTATCTATAGGCTCGCCGCCATCTCGCCTATTTACTGCAACCGTAATATGCGGTATAGTATTCTTGCTATAAAAACCAACTACTCTTACCGCAATAGCCTTGTCACTGATACCATAATGAGTAATATCAAGTTTTTGCTTGCTGCCAAGATATTGTTTTATAAACTCAGGAGCATTACCCATACTTATGGTCATATGATGGCAAAACATTTCCCAGCCATTATCACGCACAAGAATAGGCAATCTAACGCCATTTAGCTTGATATTGTCATCTGCCCATTTGACTAACTTTAGATGCGATTTTTCGTCTAATACAACAGCGGTATACATATTATTCTGGTAGTTTATAGTTGTCTGGCACTTCGTTCTTTATAACGAACAAAGCATATTCTTCGAGCGACAACCCCAAAGATTCATGCAAGTCTTCGCCCTGTGGTGTATTTTTCCACACTTTGATGCGTGACTGGATCCTTGCTTCGAGTTTGGGATTGTCGGCTAACTTCATATTATTTGGTGATTGTTAGTACCTTATAAATAGTTGCCATAAAGCATATTTCTCTATCTGCCACAGATGCTTCTTGATATTGACCTTCTGCAAGAGCAAGAATAACTTCACCTTGAACATTGCTGGCATATACATCTACCTTTTCATACATCTCTGTATAAAGGTCGCTGAAATTCTTTAGACTGTTATCTGCTACAAGTTGGCGAATGTCTGTGAATGCCTGTTTCTTGTTTGTATTCTTGAGCATATCAATCAGTTTGGACTTGATATCACCCTGCAATACATCTTCTTTGGCAAGTTTGAGTTCAGAATTGATTACTCCACGCTGTGCGGTATTGATAATGGCACGAATGTCTGGATAATGACTATTGACGAGCAATACAACACTCTCCTTATCAAACTTGACATTTTCCTTTTGTAGAATCTTTACAAGATTGGCGGCAACATCCTTCTTGGTGGGAGGATGAATGGCATAAGATTGACAACGTGACTGAATAGGCTCGGTGATGCGTTCGTGATAGTTACAAGTAAGTATGAAGCGAGTGTTCATACTATATGTCTCCATCGTATTACGCAGACCTGCCTGACCGGCAGCGGTCAAATAGTCAGCCTCGTCAAGAATAATGACCTTCAAGCCATTGAAGCCAATGGTAGAAGCAAAGTTCTTGATCTTTACACGAATCGTATCAATACCGTTATCATCCGAAGCATTGATGTAGAGTACATCACACTTGATGCTCTTCGTGATAAGTTTCGCAAGAGTAGTTTTGCCAGTTCCAGCGCCACCATATAAGAGTAGATGTGGTATGTCATTTTCGTTGATATATTGCTTTACCTTTTCCTTCAGAACGTCGTTGCCAACATAATCAGATAAACTTGTGGGGCGATACTTTTCGCACCAAAGTGAATGCTCGATGTTGGTGTTTGTATTTTCGGTCTCTTCAAGAAAGTTCATTTTAGTTGTCAATCTCCTTCTTGATGAGGAAATAGGACGCTTCAAAGTCCTTGTTCTTGAATGATATGTTGGAAATACCAGCAGCGGCGACCTTGAAGATGACTCCACCAAGACCGCGACTCTTGCTGATGATCTCCTTGAAATAGTTGGCATTGAAACTGATGGGCTTGTCCAACGTATCCTTACCAGCAATCGGCGACACATCCAACTTGATTCGGCTGGTATTGATATTGCTATATCCGATCACCAGTTCCATCTTGTTCTTCTTGTTCATAAGAAGAGTGAATGTTTCAACTTCCGGTAGAGCATTCTTGGCTTTGATATACTTCTCAATGAAAATATCATCCATAGGAATCTCAACGTCATATGACTTGATTTCCTTGACCTTGGGTGCGGAAGGAATGATGGACAGGTCCGCCAGCAATACCGTGGAGTCAGTAGAGCCATCAGACACAGACCAACTGATGGGTCGGTCATCAATCTTATTCACGGCGATTTCAATAGTTTCGTCCAGCACGCCAATCATCTTCTTGACTTGAGCAGTATCGTGAATGCCATACTCGCCGTTGTCAATCTTGACATTAGAAAAGGAAACAATGCCCGCAAGAGTACGATCCTCGGATACGAAGTTCGTCTTGATGACACTTCCGTCAGATACAATCTTCACGGACTCGATAGTTCCGTTTAGATTGTAAAGGTCAATGAACTTGTTTAGTTCTGATTTATTCATAGTAGTAGTGTTTATATGATGTATAAAATGTATGGTTTGTCAATGTCAAAAAGCAAAGAACTCGCTGATTGCTTCTTCATCTTCGCTGTATAATGTCCAGTTTAGTGCTTCATAGAAGTGCTTGAGTTTCTTTTCTAACTCAGCATCCCAGATGCGGTTACGGTCAATATACTGATTGATAAAGTCCATAACAATCTTGGGGTCTTTACCATCATCCTTGAACGCAAGTCCATCCAAGCCAAATGGATTGCTTTTTACATATGCCCATTTGATTTTTCCGCCACTCATAATGGGTTCTGTTTCTGTAAGATTGTATCTCTTTAGCATATCGTTATATGCGAGCGCAGCCTTACACTGAGCAGTAGAACCATCAACGAAGTGAAATAGTTCTCTGTCCTTGGGGTTGAAATCTGTCTTGGCGTCGGTATTGGCGATGAAACGAACAGAAGTATTCTTGGCAATGTCTTCAAGGTTGAACGACTTCATGGACGACTTGAAGTCCAGAATCTTCTTATCCAGTTGCTTCTTGTCTGTGCCACGCAATATGTCTTCCAGAACCGAACTCATAAAATCTCTGAACTTCTTGGGATAACTTGAACGCACAACGTCCAGACCCTTGATTTCAATGTCGTTGGTGTCCTTGCCCAGTTCCATATTATACACCTTGAGCATTGCATAACGCTTCTTGACTATCCAGAATGCGGCTTGAGCAACAACGTCGGGAGCAATCTTGATGCGATTGTCTGTGCTATTGAACATCTTTACCATCATTACCTTGTAAAAGTCATTCAAGCCGTCAGCAACTTCGTTGATGGTATTGATGGCATATGGCTTGATATCTATTATCTTCTCGTGCTTGGCAAGAGAGTTGATGTCAAGATATAGCGAGTCAGTATCAATATAGATTACATAGTCCTTGTCTTTTGTATCGCAGCGTTTGTTGAAGCGAGCATTTACAAACTTGGCACTGGTCTTGATGATTTCCTGACCAGTAAGTGTAACAGCGGAGGCATTATCAAGATCATAGAACCTGAAAATCGGCAGACCAAGAACACCATACAGCGAGTTGAGCAGAATCTTCTGCACTTGCTGACGACGCTTCCAGAATGCAGTAGCAGCCTTGTCTCCACTATCAGACGCTTCTTTCATCTTGTTCTTGTATTCTACACGTTCAGCAAACCACTTCTTTAGAATGTCTGGAATACAACCGATCTTCTTCTGGTCATATACCACGCCGTTGGCACTTACAGACAGATTGTTTTCCGCAAAGAACGTATTGAGTTGCTTGTATGTATATTTGTCGTCGGCAAAATCAACAACATCTTCTGTCTGCTTGGCAAACTTCTCCGCACTCCAGTTATTGATTACTGCCATCTTGGTCTCGGGAGAGATGTTGATGCTCATAATCACGCTGGGATACAGCGAATTGATGTCAGCAGAACATACCCAATCATAACGACCAGGTACAGGATCTTTTACATACGCACCAACAAATCCTTCTTCACTATCATCGTCGTCATCTCCAACTGAGTCTTCGTCATCTTTCTGTTGCGGCTTGTTTGGAGCAACAAGTTTCTTGCGGCGAAGATATGTAAGCAACGCACCTTCAAGAATCTTGCTGGAAATGCTGAATTCTTCATAACCCGTATGACAAACGTGGCAGATGCTCTGGGCAAGGTCGATGAACTGCAACTTGTCATTCATCTTGCGAACAAGCACAATATCGTGCAAGTTATACTCAATAAACTTGTTGATGTCTGTCTTCTTCAAGTTGTCAAGAGAACCATCATAATCAACCTTACCAACACCAAGTTCCTCCTTAGCAACCGTATCCAGACGATAGTTTGGCAAGTTCTTCTGGCTATATTTCTTATACAGCAAGATATAGTCCAGCGTATTCACACCGGCAATAGTCATCTTGTTCTTGAACTTGTTGAAATAGCAAACTCCGATGGGAGACAACTGTCCAGCAGTTTCTTCATCAAACACCTTTAGCAGTCGAGCGTGAAGATACGGAAAGTCAAAGCCGTCAATATTCCATCCAGTAGCAATAGTAGGATTGACTTCTCTCCACTTGGTCAAGAATGCCTTGAGCAAATCTTGTTCATGCAGATACGCAGTTACTTCTGCACCGTGCATTACACCATCTTTTACAACACCATCTTCATCAAGAACAAAGCAATAGTATTTGTTATTTGCTACATCGCACAACGCAATAGCAGTAATCTTCTGCACAGGATTCTCTACATTAGGATATCCGCCAGTAGAATCCACTTCAATGTCAAGCACCGCAAGACGATGATTGGTAGATGCGTCGTCGCTGCTTCCATAAACATCTATCAGAAAACGAGTTTCAACAGGAACATCCGACTCAAGCAGTGAAGAATCTCGCGGATTGAACTTCTCAACTCGCTCAAGTTCTTGACCATAAATAGACTTATATTTTCCACCCTTCTTCTTTTTATACGCATATGGCACATACTTCACTCTGGCATAACCATTTTGGTCATCCCAAACGTGCACAAAGTTGGCCTTGCGATCATAGAATACGGCTTGATACATACCAATATACTACCACAGGATATGGATATGTCAATAGGTTATTTGATACTGGCAAGAAACTGAAAGAGTTTTTGTATCTGTTTTTCGCCAAAGTTCTCCATCACAAACTTTTGTCCGTTTCTGGCAATTTCCTCTCCATTTTTGATCCATTCTATGTAAAAATTAGGATCTTCAATAAGGACGCCATCTTTAAAACAGGGTACGTAATGAACATATTCTTTTAGTCCCAACTGAGACTCCAACAACGGGTTTGGATCAAAAAACCCCAAACAACCACACATCAGAGACTCTATATGTTTTGAAAAACAGAAATTCAATGGAAATTTATGATTTCCAACAAATGCAGCTTTAAATTCACTTAATTTTTTATAATACTTGGTTCCAATTATATCGTGTTCTAATGTTTTATATCCAGGATGATTTAATACAAACATCAACTGTTTAAATTCTTCCGATATTTCTGTCAGGTGTTTCATCCTGCGCCTAGATTTATACCCAGACGCTAGACTACCAGACAAAATAATTTGATTGTTTCTGGATTCGTATGGCTTGTTCGGTAAACTAGTAAACCAATCTGGATTTAAAAAGTAAAACACGTCTATCACCTTATCCATATATTCTGTCATATTTAAGTTTTTAAAATATATAGGATTGGGGGTGACTATATAATCCAACGTATCCAATATAGAACATGTATATTTTTCCGAATACTCTGTGATTTTTGTATTTGGATCTTTTTCTTTGGCATAATTAGCAAATACGTGCAACTCGTCCTGCCACGCGACAGTTTTAATATTTTTATACTTTGATATTTCTAATATTTTTTTGTATCCGGTCGGATGTATTCCAAACGCAATTGCATTTGCAAATTCATCATTTTTATTAATGTATTCGACAAATTGCCTATTGCTCATTTTCATTTTAATTTCTACGTCTTCGGTAGTTATTACGCTTATATTGTATTTATTGAGCAATAAATTTTTATAATATTCATTATTAAAAACTTGTATTAAGAATTTAATTGGACTACTTACACTATAGTCTGCGGGTGTACGATAAAGAACTATTAATTTTTTTTCTTTCATTTTAGGAAATATTATTTATAGTTTATCATTCTGTTTAAGAATAAACTTTGACATATCCGTTTTAAGTAATTTGCAGTTTGGTATAAGACAATGCCCACCAATTTTACCATCTGCGTGTTTAAGCATATAGCGAGTATATTGAGGAAATCCCAACTTGGCATATCCTTCGTTGTATGTTTTATTAGATTCTGTATATACGATATTATAGTCTAGATCGTGTTTTTTGCAAAATTCCCATATTTCTTTCTCTGCAATAACATTTAAAGCATAGACGGTCGTGCAATATAACTTCATTGCTTCCAATGTTTGGGTTTTTTCGGTTTCCTCTATATCGATTCCTACCTTTTCAAAATATGTTTTTAACTCAGTGTTATGTGGAGCAAGATATTTTATAAATGTTTGTAGACTCTTTTCAAGATGTGGGTGTATTCCACGAACTGGGGAGTAATGTGCTTTGCATTTTTGTGATGTTCCGACAGGTACCGTGGAATGAATTACAACATACTTTGGTTTGTACAATTTCTTATATCGCTTTACTTCCTTGATGAAATCTTTTGTATAAGGAAAACAAATATGAAGAATGTGTACTTCGTCTATACTTGATGCTTCAATGTCTATAATTTTTACATTATATATTTTTTTTAAAATATTAAACAACGCAGTTCCGATCTCACCACGTCCTATAATCAAATCGGGTAAATAAATATTTTTCATATATTCATAACTATTTTATAAAACATAATCTTCTATTCTCGCCGTCTTACCTTTTCCTTTTCCTCTTGTTAATTTCCCGCACCATAAGTCAAAGACGGATCCAACATCTATCGCAACCCCTCCCGCTATCTTAAAATGTGCACCAAAGTCTTTCCCGCAAAATCCAGAACCGAATAAACATAATTGCCCATTACGTGGACTGGACCTGATACTATCAACCACTTTGTCGTGAACATCTGGAAAAAAATCAGATTTTCTAGAAACAATTTCATATTTCTGCTGAGGAGGAATTAGCATTAGTTCGACAGTTCTAATATTTTCAAATCTTCGCTTAAATTCATTTTCTATATTTCTACACGTTATCAGCGTTATTTTATCTACACTCTTAATAAGAACATCCAACTCTCCACTCTTTAACAAATTATAATGACTGTGTATAGAACAATATTTTTTATCCGATTTTACAATCTTGTACGAATCAAACACCCTTGTATATTCTTCACCTATAAGCTTCCATAGTTTATTGCTGGGGTGCTCGGAGTGCCTAAAATCGGGTAGCCCTAATATATCAGAATTAATTATTCCAAATTCTATCAATTTTTTTATTTCACGACCAATATCCAGATCTATTTTGTATCCTAAATGACGTTTTGAAAACATTTCAAACTCGCTCGGAAATTTATTTGGGTTCATTATGGCAATCTCACCGTCGCCGCAGCGAAGATGCGACATTGGTTCTCCATTTTTTAATTTTGCCATCGCAATGCCAACGATATCTTTTGTCGTGGTATTTATTTCCATTATATTTATGAGTTATTTTTTTATAATAATCTGATATTCTCTCCATATATCTCTATCGAACTCTATATAGTCTTTAATTCCGTGCAGATCGTGATTGTATTCTTTTGAATTTTTTGGTGCATTTATTGGCAAAATTTCTTCGGCGAAGCTGTTTTTAATTTTTTTTCTCATAACTACGTCCACTTCGCTATCTTTTAAAAACTCTAGAATTTTTTTTAAGTGAATTTTATTTTTGTGGCCAGACCAATCGGAATAAAAAGTCTTTAATTTTAAACTCTTCAAATATTCATCTTCATCAAAGAATGGAAGACCAATAAAAACTGTCTTTGAAGATACTCGAACACATTCCGTCAACGCCTTTAACCCAGTTTCCTCATCCGGCATATGCTCTAGTACATGATTAAAAATAACCAATTCAAACGAATTATCTTTGAATGGTATATCATCCGCACTGGCAACTATAGCGTGATTTCCGCTTTTGATAAATTCGGAAATGTGTCGCGGATTTGTATCAATACCGATACCTTCTTTAGGTAAATATTTGTATTTCTTGGAGATAGAAAAAAAAGATCCGCCCAATTTACACCCCACATCTAAAAATTTATAGTATTTCATAATAAGTGTGAAATATTTTTTTTATCCGGCCATCTATACCAGTGATATAAGTATACACCTTTCATCAAGTATATTTTTTCATTTGCCGCAATTATGTCTTTATGTAGCATGTTGTCAACACCTAACATTGCATTTAAATCCTTAAATCCACCAATTTTTTTCCAAAGAGATTTTTTTATCATTATCATCACTCCACTAATATACATTGGAGTTTTTGTTTCTTCCGGTGGGATTGTTATATCGACGCAAGTAGAACCAAATATTGTTTGGAGGATATTTCCCACGTTTCTATGATAAAATATATCATTGGAATCATAGTCTATACCTTCCACCACTTGAACTTTATTGCAAACTCGGTTCGTATAACATGTAAAACATCCGATGTCCGGATATGCTCTCACGGCACTATCTATCGTATGCCCATAATCGGAAGTTGTAAATATAGTATCACCATCAACAAAACAGGCATAGTCGTCGTCGGATGGTAATAAATTAACAAATTCATTATACGCTTTTGCCAAATTTTTTTCTATACTATATGGTATGCAATAATATATCATACTTCAGTTCCGTTTATATAATTTTTTAAATCACCATACCCTTTTCTTAAATAAGACTTTTGATTTCCCTTAGAAATATGTTTCCATATCTGTAAGTGTTTGCTCACTACCAAATTTGGATTCATTATATCTATGATGACATTTTTTTTCCATATTACATAGTTGAATGACAATTGATCTCTTCTGGAAAACTGTCGCACTTCATTCCACCAAAGATTGCAAATTTTAATACAGCGAGAATCATTATGTTTTCTGATTATGATATTACTTTGAACCATTCCGTTGTTTTTTGGATAGTTTTTATCTCTATATATCTGTAATTGTTTGTTTACATTATATTCCGTATCTTTTTTTAATTTAATTACTGTCTCGGCTTCTTGATATAAACATATCCGGTCGGGATGCTTTGGTATGGCAAAATAATTTTTTAAATTGCTATTCACCAATTCTTTTATATTTCCCAAGACTTGAATATTTCCATCGACCCACACGGAAATATTATATTCGGATAAAAATAAGTGAGGAAGTATTTTTATGCATCTTGCAATCTTTGTGGGTTCGAGTGAATTTAGAAATTTAGGTATTGGACAAACTTTCCAAGTTTTGCTTTCTATTTTTTGATCTGTAAAACAGACGTATTTTATATCTTTTTCCGGACGTGATACTTCTCTTAATTCATCATAATCGCCGGATATACAAGTATATACTACAATTTCGGGTACAACTGTTTTCAATACTTCTGCTTCGTAGAGTTGTTCTCTATTTCCATGGCAATTAAATGTATTTTCGGAAGGCCGAATTGGATATTGATGAATATCTTCGTTTAAATCGCACTCGTTCATAGTATTATACGAATAGCATTAAATGTATCCATAATTTTCGGGTTTGTCCAGTTTTTAAATTCTCGTCGTTCCAAAATAATTTTACTATATTTATTTCTCAGTTTAGAACCAATTCCCGTGTCCGGTCTCCTAGTTAAATTGTGGTTATGATATCTTCTATAATACAATGGAATTTCTAATCTTAGAACTGGATGGTTGTTTCCAATGCATCGCTCTTCGAACTCCGCGTCTGCCCCAAACTTCCAACCAAAAAACCCGTTCATTTCCAAAAATTTATTTTTATTTATCAAAAACGCGCCGTGAGAAAACATACTTGATATTTCAAGGTTTTCAATATTTTTATAGTCTTTTCCGTCATAAAAATTATAAAACTTACATTTTAAAATATCTTTATCTTGAAATTTTTCAAGTAAAGTTTCTATTGTATTTTCCATCATCACGTCGTCTGAATCGAAGAATAATATATTTTCATACGACGACATTGTTGTTAATGTATTTCTTATTATATATGGACCCAAATTCTTTGAAAAAAATAGTACTTTTATGTTTTTATGAAGAAACAACCTATTGTTGGATACAAAATTTAATGTCTCTCTACAACTGTCTATGCCGAGTAATATCTCAAAATTGCTGCATTTTTTAGCAGACTTGATCACAGACCTAACACATTCCTCCAAAAATTTTGTATTTTTGTAGGTAGGAATTACGATTGATACCTCGTATCTTTTTTTTATAACATTATGTAACCATTTAAACATATTAAATACTATATGGAGGACTTTCTGTCGGTGTCATCGTTGTCGTCACTGTTGGCGTCACTGTTGGCGTCACTGTTGGTGTTTTTGTAGGCGTTATGGTCGGTGTTTTTGTCGGTGTCGCCGTTGGCGTCTTTGTTGGAGTGGACGAGAGTGTCGGTGTAATTGTTGGCGTAATACTGTTAGTTGGTGTCGGAGTGATGTAGCCATCCGGAGTTCTGGTAGGAGTCGGTGTAATATACCCGTCGGGTGTTCTGGTAGGAGTTGAAGTTGGCGTCTTGGTTGGCGTCTTAGTTGGCGTCTTAGTGGGAGTTGGAGTTTTGGTTAAAGTTCTTGTGGGTGTAATAGTCGGGGTAACCGTTACACTTGTGGTTGGTGTTGGAGTAATTGTCGGAGTGATCGTTGGTGTTGGAGTAATTGTTGGAGTCACCGTCCGAGTTACTGATGGAGTTGGAGTTGGAAGCGGGATAAATGGATTTCGGTTTCCCAAATATTTCCATCCCGTATTAGATATATTTCCGGTCGTCTTTATATACAAATATGGTCCGGACAAAGGTTTGTTTAATAAACTTATATCTCTAATCGTTTGTAATATAAAAGATAACTTGGTTGGTTGAAAAAATACATTTTCCCAACTGCCACCGTGGTTTGACCCAGAATAATTAACTTTGTAAAAAGACCCAGTCTTAAAAAAGAGCGCGCCTTGCGGAGCATATATAATGCCGTCAGGATTGCCGTCAGCCGGTGGGCTTCTTTTTATAAATAGGCTCATTCTTGTATTATTATAACTATCAGAAGGTAGTCAAAAAACGCCGTTCTTTTACCCCCATAGTATACAAATTTAGCCTATTCCATTTACCGCAATGAGGACAATTTGATATATATCTGTTTTTGTCTGGTATATAGTTATTTGTAGCAAATGTTAAATTACAACTTCCACACGTTACCTCCACTTGTATAAGTGGCGACGATGAAATATAAGGCTTATCTATATATTTAGCCAAACATACATTCCCGGAATTTATGATGAGTTTAGTCATCGTCTTTCTCTGTGTCCTTTTTCATATGTGAAGGAGGATATCCTCTCAACAGTATTGGTAATGTATTATTAAAAAACGTAGATATAGCATCTATCAGCGATACATTCACTACCATAAACAAGAATGCTGTGCCGAATAAGAACACAAACTGCCAAGCACCGTGCCAAGATTTAATTATTTCTGTTATTGCGTCTATCATATACAACCTATATTAAAGATCAAAATTACCTTTGACCAGTCTTTTGTACATATAAATAGAAAACCGTTGAGGTTTTTTGCCTCAACGGTTCTCGCATATAACCTTTGTTATTTATTAACTAGCGGCAACATTAACCGCAGGCACAGAGGCTGGGGTGGCCTTAGCCTTCTTTTCGGACTTGACCTCGGCAACAGTAATAGCAGCCTTGGGTTCGTCGTTGAAGATGACGCCAGCAGTCTTGGCGGCATCAAGGACTTCCTTAGAAGGATTTGCCGAAGCAAACACCATCTTAGGACGACCAATAGCAGGTTTAATCTTGCCGATAGCAACGATCTGCTTGCTTTCAACCGCCTTGTTCACTCTGAAACGAAGAGTGATGTTCACAGCATCCGGATACATGTTCTGGATGTCGTCGATAGTAAAGTGGCGATTTGTGGGCCACTCGATGTTTATTGTATTCTTCTTTTTATTAGACATAAGTTTAATATGTTAATTGTTAATTATGTTATTTGTTTTTAGTTAGTTTACCTTACCAAATTTTATCTCATATAATACTCGTCAAAATATCCGTTGTGATAATCCATGCTGGATTCAGAACGCATATTTGTGCCATAGTCAAGACCAGCAGAACGATCATTCTTTCCGTCGTTGGTTCCAGCAATATACTCTTGCTCAACAATGTCGCAATCATTCTGCTCAGAAGAGCAACTGCACGCACTATTGTCGCACAGGTCATCGTTAGAATCGCTGTAATCTTCATCATAGTCATGATCATTGTCGGGCTGGATTTCTTCAGCCTTGCTGGTATAAACAACCTTGTCCAGTTCTTTGATTACGTCGTTGATTTCCGACACGACAGTGTATTCACACACACGCATCTTGGTATGGCCCTCGTACTTAGGAACGCTGACTACGTCCTTGGGATTAACCTTGACGATAAGCAGGCGATTACCACCAGCAACAGGAGCCTCGCCCTTCTTGAAGTGTCCATACTGAACAACATAGTCAAGAGCACCAACGTGCAGACCATTGCTACAATCCAAACCATAGTTGTCGTCCACCATATTACGAGGCATAGACACAACAGCACCAATGCCATTGTTGAACTTGCCGCTATAAATATCTGTGTAGTTATTACGAACCGCCTTATAGGCAAGGAAGCAACCATCGTCGGTGATAGGCAGACCATAGTTCTCAAGGAACCAGTATGTTTCATCCACCGCACGCTTGCTGGGATTTTGCATCAGGTTGTCAAGGAACTTGACCATATGGTCAAACTTAAACCCATCTGTCATCATCTTGAGGATGCGAGTGGTAAGTGTATTATGAATAGCAAAGCCATTATAGAAAATCTCGCCATTCACCACCGAGACGGATTGGCCATAAGTAAAAGAAACTATAGCCTTGGCAATATTGACAAGATTATCAATATTAGAAAAATCACCAGCCTTGATGCTCTCAATGATCTTATTATAGTTGGGATGGTCAGTAGCAACGGTCAGACACTCATTGTTTAGATAAAGTGTCACGGAGCCATTTGTCTTGATGACATATGGAATAGTAGTATTGGTAGTAGTACTCATGATAGTTTTTATTTAACGGATATTATATTATGTGGATTTTATTATTTTGTCAATAGATATTATGACTTTTCATCAATAAAGTTGATGATATTATATAAAGTCGCGATTTGGTTAGAATAAGCCGGAATAGCATCAAGGATATTGAAATACTTGTCATTGATGACAGTCTTGAACTCTTCAAGATTCATTGGCATAGCAGCGTGCTGCTTTTTCTTGACTCCGAGGAAATGAAGAAATGATGGGGAAGGCGATGTATTATACATCTTATGAAGATTGGTATATGTACGAACAAACGTCATAAGCATATCACGAGTTTTTTCATTCTTGATATTTTGAATGATTGATGGATGTGCGGACAGTTTTGCGTGTAAATTCTGGAGTACTTGATAACTTTCCATCTCTCCGTTCAAATAACGCTTATGCTCGTATGTAGCAATATCATTGGCCACAACACTCTTAGCGGCATCAACGATATTGATCCACGTACCAACAGAAAGCATATGCTTGTTCTTGACGTTGATTCCATAGATATGGGTTCCCAGATTCACATTGTTCTGGATTAGAATATCTACAAGTTCATCAACGTGTATAGAAATGTCCTGCGGCTCACCACCATTATTTACAATGCTGGGAGTATTGTAATGAAAATTGAAATAATAGTAAGTATTGTTGGGATCAAAATCATGCGCGGTACGGCTCCAAGAAACATTCACTCTATTTGTCTTAGAGGCGCGAGAAATGTTGGCAATATGAACTTCATCGGTGCGGGCAGTTGTAATGGCCTTGCGAGCAGCAACAACACGCGGCATAGCATCAATATCGACCAACGTCGCATATGGCGTCTTGTCCCATCCAAAATAACTGACCAAAGTGGAATATACCTTCTTGCCAGCAGTATTATCAACAATAGCAAACACCGTGCAGTTCTTCTTGGTATCATCGTCAAGTTTGTTGAGATAATCCAAGACCTTGGACTTGTTGAATATATTCTTTGTGGTATGAAATACATACAACTTCCTACCAGACAATGCGATTGTATTCGCATCGCTAACAACCTTCCAAATAGCCGACTTTGTATAATTTACACTATACATCTTGAAATTTTTAGATGCATCGTCGTTCTTGAAAGCATTATTGATAATTCTACGAGCGTTATCGTTGCTAGAATTTACAGAATTTCCGTTATAAGAAACTTCAATGTCGCCAAGAATATTGGTCAAAACTTTATGCTCGCTGGTGTGCGAATTGTACTTGTTATAAGTACACATAGCATCCCAAAAAGAAACGGGGACTTCCATATTCTTTTTTACATACTCCGACATTTCGACAAACATACGACGAAGTGCGTGCAGAATAGCATTAGCGGTCTTGCTATTAGTGTCATCATACTGAAGTTGTTCCTTGTTGGGAGCAACCTCCAGTTCACCAATATCAAAATACAAATCAATGGCACCAGTGTCGAGCATACGCCTTGCAACAGCAGACGAAATCAGATTACTATTAGACGCGGCTCGGGTGATAACATCTGCACTGATGGGATAAGAATAGTTACCCATATAAGCATTACACGGATTTCCGTAACTATAGCCACGATCAACCTTTCTAAGTGCCCAATAGTTATTGCGAATAATATACTGGTGCTCAGTATACTGGATATTAGCACCAACAATAACAGGGCGATAGCGAAAGACGCTATATGCACGCTGAATATTGGTGTGCCACATATTGATGTCGGCAATCTTTACAGAGAACTTGACTTCAAGACCGCTATGCTCATTGCTGTCTTGAGTAGAAATGTGCATGATGTTGGGCGAGCCAGTTTCATCAATAAAGCAGTTATATACATGCTTCTTGCCCTTATGCCAAGAAACAACATTGAAGTTGTCGGTATAGTTGAAGGGAGTCTTGCTGCCCAGTCCCATGCAACCATCGCTGTCATTATCACCAGTCTTGGTGGACTCAAAGTAGGTAGTATAGATAGAGTCAATATCATCCGCACTAAGCCCCGTGCCATAATCACGAATAGCAAACCAAGGCTCCAGCGTGTTAGGAGCATGAACCTCAAACATCTTGTTTGTATTACTAGCCTTTACGTGGCTATCCCAAGCATTAGCACCAAGTTCACGCGGAATAGCAAGAATAGGCTCGCTATAGAATCCAGAGAGGATCTTGAACGCCTTGGCACTAGCCTTGATCTTGAAGCGGCTGGGCGCAGCAAGAACATTGCTAAGAACAGGAGAAGATACGGCTTCGTTGATAATCATAGGTATTGCTTAATTATGTACCTATTATGGAGACATAATATATAAAGTCAAATACTTTTTATTATAACATTAGGCAGTTGCTTTAGACAAAAACTTCTTGTTGAGCGTATGAGCAATCTGCACAACATTCTTTACATCAATGAAATGCGAATCTTTGCCGTACATGCTCTTGAAATTCTTTACATTATTATCCGTATTATATTTATCCGCTTCAACATAATAACTGATTACTTCTGTGCCCTTCTCCATCATCTTGCGAACTTGCTTGCGTGTATGGTTGGATGCAATTGTATCAACATAAACAATATTGCCAATATTGAACGCAGGCTCACCGTCGGAAATATTCACAAAGTACGAGTCAGATTCATATGTAGATTGCGGAATATGCTCCAGAATAGCCTGAAACGCCAGACCTTCTGGAGTAGAACCCGAAGGAAAAAGAAGCGGGAATAGGCTGGTGATCTTGGTAAAATTGTCTTTTCTGGAATCATATGCGATTACCACATAAGGAAGTTCACTTTGTCTGGTGCTTAGTCTGACTCCACTTCTAAAAGAAATAGATACAGAGACGTTGTTGATCATACTAGCAGCCTTGGCAATAGCGACGAGGGTAGAGATTGTGTTTTCCCACTTGCTGCTCATTGAACTAGAGGCATCAACAGAAATATGTAGATGAACATTCTTGTACTTATCTACGCTGGTCTGATAGAACAGGTTTTCGTTCTGATAGCCAATAGAAGCAATCAGTCGCTTGTCAATTCTACCACTATCCTGTCGGGTAAACTTTGTAGTCTTGACTTCGTTTCGGATTTGTAGGCGGCGACCAAGCATTGTACCAATAGCAATTCCACTACGCACTCCGCGAGTCCCCATCATATTTTCTTGTAAGGACGTATAGCCGTTGGTATACGGAAACTCGTTGGAGTTCATAAGTTCCTTTGTAAGATTAGTAACAACGATACACTCGACGGGAGGAATACCATCTTCTCCGCCAACGACTTCGATATTGACGCCACTCTTTTCAAGAGTATTCAACTTACTGATAACCTTGCTCTTGAAAGGAGACACAGCAGCGGTTCTGTTGATAAAAGACTCTTGCTTCTTGATAATTTTTTCAATAGCAGCCATCTTCTTATCGGTCAAAACTTTTTTCTCTGCCTTGGCAGGCTTATCGGACTTTTCATTATCCGTATCCTCTTTGTCTCCATCGCCAGTATTGTCGGCATCATCCGAGTCGTCTTCGCCATTAGCGTCATCGCCGTCCCCCGAATCATCGGAATCTGGAATACTATCCACCGAATCCTCAGTTCCGCCAAGGAAATCAGAAGAAGAATCATCACCGTCTTCTGACTTGGTGCTATTCTTTTGAGAAGAATTGGAGTTATTGTGACCATCAATCACATTCTTGATAATCTCTTCGACGATCTCCATAGAAAGATCTCGCCTGCTCACAGCAGTAGAAAGTTCATTTCTAAGAATGTTCTTAACATCCAGCATCTCCGTAATCTTGCGAAGACCAGGCAAAGCATCTGGATCGTAGTTCTTATTTACAAGGTTTGTAAAATGAAACTTATAGTTGGCAAGAGTAGGAGTACGATAGTTGTCGGACTGGATGGCCTGACCAATCTCGGGAAGATTGAAATATCTATCATACAGAGCATGATAATAACCACGATAGCCAGGAGCAATCTGATATGCCCAAGCATCGATGTATCTATCTTCAACGACGTTGAGAATATACTTACAAAGTTCGCCAATATCATTGTGGTTCATCAACCCATTGGCCGATTTGACGAGATTGTTGGGAATCTTGCCCCATAGTGTCTTGATAAGAGAAAAGTCAGACTTTACGATATGTGCGGCTTCGTGCAGAGCAATGCCGACCGTAGGATCAAATTCACCCTTGGAGATTTCACCGCCAATATACACAACCTTACCGTCAGTCATTGACGTACTCTTCTCGGCAAAACGAACGGGAATGTTCTTGCCGGTAAGAATATACACAAAGTTACTGACAGCACGGCGGTATTCAGACAACTTGATAAGTCCGTATGTAGTATCTACATCCAACTTTTCTTTGGAAAAGTCTTCACCAAGCCAGAACTTAGAATACTCTGCGTATTTCTTTTTCATTATTAGAAGGGGGTGCTGCCGTCAACAGTATTGGCAGTAGCGGTATAAAGATTGTTGTTGGTCTCGGTGCTGATATACTTTTGCACAACCTGTTTTACCAGAGTACGTTCAGAATCAAGTCCGCCGTCGTCTGGATAATCTGGATAAATAACCATATCAGCAAGTTCGGTAAGGTTGAATCCGTCAACAGTAAGTTCAGCCATTTCCTTGACACTACGAGTAGAGATGAACTTGCTCAACTTGCCTTGCGAAGCAAACTCACGGGTAGCAGCAGCAATCTCCGTGACTGCCAACATCGTGTTCATATTGGCATCGGGGCAGTGGGTCTTGATGAGTTCCATCTCTGTATTCTGCGAGAGAATGTCAACCTCAATCTTGACGGTGAAACGATCAAGCAAAGCCTTGTCCATCACGCGGGTAGCAGTATATTCGTTGCCCACGTTCGCTGTAGCAATAAAGCACACGCCGTCGGCGACCTGCACCTTTTCACTGCCAAGTTTTTCATCCAAACGAACATAACGTTGGATGTAATCGAGCGGAGTGAGCAAAATGTTCCAAGCATCGGGGTGGGCTCGGGAAAGTTCATCGAGATGAATGATGGTATTGGGAGTACGAATAGCCTTGATAAAGGGAGACTCGTCAAACAGAGTACCAGACTCCTTGTTGAAGTGAGTATTACCGATCAAAGACGCACGGGGGTCTTGAGTGGCACCCATATTGATGTAGAAATAGTTGTCGCGGCGACCAAGGGCATCGACGAGGCATTGAATGGCAAACGTCTTGCCGTGACCAGAAGGACCAACGATAAGAATGTTTTTGCCCCGCAAAGCACTGCGAACGAGATACTTCCACTTGATATCCTTCATGTACAGTTTGCTGGGTTTGATGTCGGCAGACTGGTCAATAAACGTCTTGGTGTCGGTGGGCATATTCTTTTTAATCTTATTCATATTTATGTACTATGGTACACTTTTTATATGAAGTCAATAAAAAACCCCACATTTTTTGTGTGGGGTCTTTAAGTTGTTGATTATTAATAATTATCAGTAATCGCTTCCTGCACTATCCAGATTTGTACGAATCTCATCGTCTATGTCAGATACTATGGAGTTTTGATCTATAGTGTCTCCAGCATTAAATAATATCTCATTTGTTTGATTTCCTTCTTCATTAAATACATATGTATTTTCTTTTGCGGTTACTATTACCTTGGTAATCTCATAACCACTTCCCGGATCATATGTTCCGAATTCATGGTCAAAACTGGCATCAGCGTATTTTCCTTCAGCGTATACTTCAACTTTAATTTCCTGTTGTTCAGGTAAATTTTTTCCTAATTTCTTTGGGTTTATATTTACAGTCGTGTCAAATGTTGTATTTACTCTTGTAGGAACTCTGCGTCTTTCATTCAAATGCTCAAGCACCAGTTTTTTATGCTTTTCGAAAGTGTCATTGATAATGCTTTTTTGTTTCATATTATGGTTTTTTTTCTTTTAGAGCAGGAGTGTCTTTTAGTTTTACAGATAGTTTGTCTGGGCTCTCTGTACTTTTGTCTCGTTTTAGATATGCCGACTTGGCGTCTGCTTTATCTTTTAATACCTTATCTACAATCCTTTCAATCTTGTCAACAATATTTCCACCGAGAGCAGGAGCAATGTCTTTATTGATAGGAGAAGTGTCTTTGTCCGCTTTAACGTCCGCCTTTTCAGTAGTATCATCGGCAATATCAAGTTGCGTTTCTTCGTCGGCATCGTCCATTTTGTCGGCTTCATTGGCTTCTTCTTTTTTGGCTGGCTTCTTGCCGAATCCTTTGAGGCTCTTGTCATATGCTCTTTGAACATATGTCTTGTCTGAACTTTCGGCGTGCTGCTTTACAAGTTCCATTGCCGCTTCAAGCGAAATACCACGGGCAATCTTTCTTTCTGACTCGTTGGTGACAGATACTACATCATAGCAATGATCGCAGTTTTTGCTTAGTTGAACTTCTTGATTCCCCTTCACTCCTGCGGTTTTTCCTGTGCCACGAATTTTCATTACGTTGGCGTCCTTGCCCATTGCATTGGTCAGTGCTTTTTCGCCAGTCAAATCCTTCTTATCTGAATGAATAGGTGTACCAAACTGATTGTTGGTGATTTCTTGTAATACTAACTTTTTGATGGCTTTTTTTAGAAGTTCACGATTCATAAATAGATGTATATATGGTTTAATATATAAATAGTATTATATAACAAAAAACCGCCGTATTAATGGCGGTTATGTGTGTTTTTATAATATTAGGCTTCGCAACTCTTACATTCAAGAATGCTTCTGCCCAGTTCTTGTGCTGGGTTTGTGCCACGCTGGTAGTAAAGGCACTTTATACCCTGTTCCCAAGCAAATATAAGCAGTTGATTTACATCTTTGACGGGAGTCTTAGGATGAATCATTAGATTTACTGATTGACCTTGGTCAATATACTTTTGACGAGCAGAAGCCTGAATAATGACTTCTTTTTGACTAATCTCTCCAAACGTCTTGAATACATCCTTTTCGTGTTCTGACAAGAACTCAAGATGTTGAACAGAGCCACCCTTGAGAAGAATGCTTTTCCAAGTATCTGCATTGTTCTTGCCGTGCTTTTCAAGTACTGCTTCAAGATATGGATTGCGATAAGTAAACTTACCTTTGGCCAAATCTTTTGTATAATAATTACTATTCAACGGCTCGATACTTGGTGAGACTTGACCAAGAATAAATGAACTGCTTGTTGTTGGAGCAATCGCCATTGTAGTAACATTACGGCGACCATATCCCTTCAGCAACGGTGGCTCACCATATTCCTTAGCCATTTCCTTACTGGCAGCATAACTCTTGTCACGAATGACCTTATGGATTTGAGTATTCAGCATCTTTGCTTCCATACTCTCGAATGGAATCATCTTGCTTTGTAGGAATGAATGCCATCCAAGAACACCGATGCCGAGTGCTCGCTGATTCTTGGCAAATGTATGAGCAGCCTTTAGGAAAGGAATATTTTCAGTTGCCTGAATATAATCTTCCATAACCGCATCAAGGAAGTATGTCATTGTTTCTACAGCGTCCGTGCTCTTCCAGTCTTCATAATGAAGTAGATTCATAGAAGATAGATTGCACACGAATGTTTCTTCAGCAGAAGAACTAAGGCAGATTTCAGAACATAGATTAGAAGCGTGAATCTTCATCTTCTTGTCCTTATATACATCAGGAGCATTATCATTTACATTATCGCTGAAGAAAATATATGGATAGCCAGACTCAAACCGCTTCTTGAGCACTTTGGCCCAAACAGCACGAGCATCTTTGTCGCCTTCAATCATCTTCTTCATAAACTTGTTACTGACGCAAACGCCAATACTCAAGTCTTGAATCGCATGACCTTCTTCACGAATACCAAGAAACTCCATAATATCTGGATGTTCAATGGGAAGATACGCCGCAAAACTGCCACGGCGTACATTTGACTGCGATACTACGCGAGTAACCGCATCAAACATTTCCATAAAATGAACAGGACCAGAACTTGTACCACCTACGCTAATAGGCGTACCTCTGCTACGAAGGTCGCCAAAATAACCAGATGTGCCAGCACCATATTTAGTAAGCATACCAACTTCAGCGGTCTTTTCAAGAATGGCATTCATAGTGTCAGACACATATGAACCGTTGCAAGAAATAGACAGTCCGCGTCCATTTCCAAAGTTTGCCCAAACAGGAGATGACAATGAATACCATCCTTTGTGCATATAGGACTCGAACTTTTCAGCGAATCCTTTCTTTTTTAGGATTTTTTCCGCAGCCTTGGAAATCTCGTGGATTCTTTCTTCTGCGGTCTGCCCTTTAGGCAAATATCCTCTTTCAAGGAATGTGATGCTGTCCTTGTTCAGCCAATAAATGTCCTTACTCATATATATTAAAATAGGTCGTCTGCTTGTATAGACTGTGTTTTCTTTGCATATTCGACCGGCCTCTTATGGAAGAAATCAGTCATAGTATTACCCATTACATCCTCATCCATCCAAGTAGTCAACTCAATAATGCTTTGCGGCACATCAAATATTTTTCTGAAGCCAATCATCTCAAGTGAATCATTTAGACGACGCTGAACATAACCTTTCAGAATATCTGCACTAATCTTTTCATCAGCATAATCACCGATCATCCAATCAATAAGTTTGCATTCAGCATTATATGATTCCCGTGCTTCGTGGATAATTTTTTCTTCAAGTTCAGCGTCAAACAATTCTGGCAATTCTTGACGAATAGTATTTACAATCTTTCCACCGGCCAGACCGTGTAGTGTTTCTTCCTTTGCCGTATATGCGACTTGTTGAGCCGTATCCTTCAATAATCCTTTATAACGATTGAACCAATTGATAATATAAAACTGGCTAAATAGAGACACGTTTTCTACATAAAGTGTAAAAAGAATCAGCGAGTATATATACTGCTTACGATTGTCTGTATATACCTTGTCAAGATACTTGCGTAGATACTTTACACGGCCTTGAATAATATCAAGCTTGAGGTTCTCTTCAAATACATCCTGCATTTGTAGCACATCCAATAGTTTTTCATATGCATTGTTATGAATAACTTCAATATTGCCCATAGTAATACCAAGATCAGATAATGCTGGATGTGGTAGTGTATCACCAAGTTTCGTCCAAAATTTCTTTACAGATATTTCTATCTGTCCGATTGCACTCAAAGCATTCTTGATAATGACCTGCTCTTGCGGAGTTAGTTCGGTTTTGTATTGCTGTAAGTCGGATGTGAATGTGAACTCGTTTGGAGTCCAATGTCCAGCCCACATGGCATCAATATATTCTTGTGCCCAAGGATAGCGATTTGGCTTACGAGCGATTTGTTCGTCAAAGATTGTCATAAAAATTTCCTCCGCTTGGTATTATTGTGTGGAGAATAAATACGTGTTATAAAAAATAAATTATGCAAAAAAATTTTACAAAATTTTCTCACAAATTAACGTTTTCGCCATTTTGATTCTGGCGAGAACTATTCCATTTATTCTTCAACATTGTCTTCATAGAAGACTCATCGTCTTCCATACCGGACTGAATAGCCATTGCTTCCTTTGACTTGGCATCGTAAATTTCAATATCTCCATTGCCTGTATTCATTTTGGCATACAAAGTAATGCCGTCAGGACCAAAGCGGTTCTTGATGACATGACAACGAGCGGTATTGTTGGCTTTGTCTTGCACGTTTCGTGTTACGCTGAACACAAAGTCTGCGGTCATAATCTTACGATACGAGTCAGCGATATTATGTGCCTGAACAACGTCTTCCTGACCGCCGCTTCGGTTTGTTTGCGAAGCAGTCCAAACGGGAATCTGTAGTTCTCCTGCAACTTGACGCAGTTCTTCATAGATATTTCCAGCCTCACTATAACTGTTGCTGTTCTTTTCCTTTTCCTGTGGACGAAGAATATCGGCATAATCAACAATCATTTCATTGATTTTGACATTCTCAAGTGCCTGAATACGTTCAATATGAAACTTGAGCGATTGAGCACTGACCGTCTTTAGCGGAAAATACTTCACAAACAACTTACCGTCAATCTTCTTGATGATATCTTCAACTTCGCCTTGGCGATGCTTGATTTCCTGAAAGTCAATATGTGTAAAGCAGCAGTCATATCGCAGTCCAACATAGTTTTCATTCAGTTCAAGCGTGAAGTGTGCGATGTTCTTGCCACGTTTCATTGCCTTGGCACCGAGACTGCACAGCAGCCAACTCTTGCCAATGCCAGCAGGGGCAACAACAATGCCCAGTTCGCCAGGTCCAAGACCGCCGTCCATAAGAGAGTCAATAACATCCCATCCAGTAGGAATGGTGTTGCGGCACATTTCACTCATACGAGTAGCAACGTCCTTGTGATAGTTATGACCGAGATTGCGTTCCATACCCGCCTTCATTGCCTTATCAACAAGACCCTTGATCTTGTCATATTCACCTGTCTTGAGGTGATCGACGGACTCAATGATGGCGTTCTTGAGTTTCTGGTTCTTGCAGAACTCAAGAAACTGCTCACGCACAAACTGTAGATCCTTTTCACTGATCTTGAGATAAACACTCTTCAGGTGATCTGTCACCGTTGCCTTGAAGTCGGCATTTTCAATAGTATCAACACGCACCTTGAAAACTTGCATAGTAGGCAAGTCCTTATATTCCGCGTGATATTGAATGATTTCCTTTACAATCCAGCGATGTGCCTCGTTTTCAAAGGCATCAATCTCTATGATGTCAACAACACGTTCAAGAAACGTCTTGTCCGTAAGGATGCTTGCGATGATTTTGACCTGAAAGTCAAGACCATATTTGTGTAGGTTGTCGATGATTACTGGAGCCATAAATGATGATGTTTAGAATATTACGACGCATTTGGAGTTTCGTCAATTTGATTTAGAAAAATTATTCAGTTTTTGCCATAACGTGCAAAGGATAGAATACTTCCTGCAACCATACGTGATAGTTTGGTATAGTGGAGTGCATACCGTGTGCTGTAAGTTTTTGTATAAAATGAAACTTGTTGTAGTCATATACATTCTCTACAGCATCAGATATTTTCATTTGCAACGAACCTGCAAAACTTGGGTTCTTTAGTTGCATAAGCATATAGTTTCTATTCAATATCTTGGAATGTTCCACAATGCTTGAATATATCTTCTTTTCGTTTATACAGTCCTTGGCACGAAGCAATAGTTCTTCGACTGAAGTTTCCTTGTTTTCTGTAAGCATAGGAAAGCATTTGATGGCAGTTTTGAGTCCAACTCCTTTGACGCCATCAATATTATCAGAAGTATCGCCTTCTAATATACGATAGTAAATAAAGTTAGTGGGATGAACACCATATTCATTGATTACATCCTGTACGCCATATATCTTCTTTTTGATAGGACTCCAGATACATACTCTATCATTGATAAGTTGAATAAAGTCCTTATCTCCGCTCATTATGGTAATCTTGGATGTTGGATACATCTGTGTGGATATATAAGCAATAGCATCGTCTGCTTCTATATAATCAATAGAAATGACACTTACAGGCAGGCTGCGAAGAAAATCAATAAGTTTTACCATTTGATTAATCATCGCTTCCTGTTCTGTCTTAGGATCGCTCATTTCTTCATATGCTCTATTTACACGAACAGATACTTTACGATTGTTCTTATATTCTGGATATATGTCTCGGCGGCGCTGACTTCCACCTTTGCCGTCAAATACTACAATAACTCTTGTAGGACGAAGAAGTTTTATAGCATATCCAAGACTGGTAAGAAATCCAGTTACTCCACCAACGTGGTCACCATTATCACTTAGTGTAGGAACAACAGTCCAACAACGAATGAAGTTATTGGTACCATCTACAACAAGTATGTCGCTGTTCTTTTCCTTCTTGGTATTTACAGGCAAGTTGGCGTGCTCAGACTTTATCTGAGAAAATATAGAAGCAAATTTCTTTTTAGTATCTTCCTGCATTTATATGGACCGTGTGAAGGTATTTCACTCCACACGATCATTTTAGTCGTCTGCTCCTTCCGATGCTTCGTCGTATTCAACGTCATCAGCCATTTCAGAGTTTGGAGCCTTATACTTCATAACAAAATTTTCGCAAAGTTTGTTATAAAGATAGTCTCTGCACTCTGGTCTGTCTTTGAGCAACTTAGGCAAGTCCTTCTTTTCAAATACAACCGTCTCGGGTTCTTTGCCTTCGACAGGCATAATGAATTGTAGGTTCTTTGCCTTCTTATCTTCTTCCTTTTCTTCTTCCAACTGTTTCTTTGTCTTCTTTTCACCTGCAATCTTTGGCTTCTTAGCATTAGTTACAATATCCCATTCAATGAGATGTTCTAACCAATTGCTGAAGTTGTCAATGCCTCGGTCAAAGTAGATGTCAAACTCAGCGCTTCGCATGGGTGGTCCCATACGATTTTTGACAACAGTGCACTTGGTACGAATACCAACCGTCTGTTTATCAGAGTTCTTGATTTGATTCAACTGCTTTAGACGTAGGCGAAGCGAAGCGTGAAACGCAATTGCTTTACCACCGCTGGTTGTCCAAGGATCACCAAGTCCAACAAATCCCACCTTTTGGCGAAGTTGATTGGTAAAGCACAGGCATACACGCTGTTTGGCAATAAGTCCTGTAATCTTTCTCATCGCCTTGCTGATGGCAATGGCTTTGCCGGTGGCAAAACCGTCCGCACCGTGATCGCTTGCCAATTCCTTCTTTGTAGAAGCAGCGGCAACAGAGTCAACCAGAATAGTCACAAGACGATTCTTGCTGCTCTTGCGAACAAGAGTGATGATTTCTTCAACCTTATCAAAAACATCTTCTACTGTATCAACATTGATATATAGCATCTTTGGAACGTCTACACCAATGGCTGTTAGAAAATCCGTAGATACGGAAGTTTCTGTGTCGATGAATACTGCCAGTCCACCCTTCTTCTGGGTCTCAGCAAGTAGGTGCGCGCCCATAAGGCTCTTACCAGATGCTTCAAGACCAGTTAGTTCAGTAATTCTTCCTACAGGCAATCCACCATTTGGTCGATTGGCAATAGTCAAGTCAACGAGACTATTTCCAGTAGAAACCCAGTCAGTAATTTGCGAAGGATCATCTTCTGCATCAAGGAAGAAAGCAACTTTACCGTCGCTGTTCTTGTTGATGGAGTCAGCCAATGCTTCTGCCAGTTCATCGCGAGATGATTCAATCTCGTGTTCAATAGTTTTCTTTTTCATATATGATAGTATATTTGAGTAATGGTGCGCCAGTACTCCATCTGGCGCACCATCTTCTCATCATTTATTCTACTACTATGTTCAACTTAGGAGTTGAACAAATTGTTGAATTCGTCGGCAATATCTTTTGTGTTAGATGGAGCCTTGACAGCAGCCTTGGTTGTAGCACTTTTTGGTGCAGGAGCATCGGCTGGCTCTGCTTCAGTGGTAGCAGCAGTGGCAGAAACAGTCTCACCATCTTCAGCCGCCTCCTGTGAGGAGTTCAGCCAAGTATCCATAACAGTGGCCAGTTCTTCGTAAGACAGTTCTGGGAACAGTTCTGTGACGTTCTTCTGATTCTTGACCTTCTCTTTGATGGTAGCATCAGAAGGATCAAACGCGGGAGTCTGATTTGGCTTTACGCGAATAGTGGTTTCTGGGAACGACTTTCCGGTCTCTTCCGCAGTCTTGAATTCTACAACGATGTCACGACCTGCACGCAGATCAGTAATATCGCCATAGTCGGCATCAGCAATGATACTCAAAATTTCCTGATAAACCTGCTTGCCCATACCCCAGAACTTCACACCTTCGTGTTCTGCTCCACGAACGAGAACAGGTACATATGTACGAAGCTTGGGCTCGAGCGAGCGACCAGTCTTCCACTCTTCCTTGTCTCCGCTCTTCTTGAGTTTATTGGCAAACTCGACGATAGGATCGGGACGACCGAATGAAGCAGGAGACAGATATGTCTTACCGTTCATGTTGTAATGGAAAAGCAGTTCAATGAACGGATTTTCAGGATTGTGAGCATAAGGAACGATTCGGATTACGTTTTTGCCCGGTGTTGGCTTCCACACAGCGGTGGTCTTGTTTTGTGTGCTCTTGAGCGAATCAAGACGCGACTTAATTTTGTTAAGGTCTAATGACATAATTATTTATTCGTTAATTGTTAATGTGTTTTGACCAATTTGAAAGTACTCAACTCGGTCAATGTTGAATACTATGACTCAATAAATGATAATCGTCAATCTATAATAAGCCGTTGGCTATTTTTTCAATGGTTAATCAGTCATTCGTTAAGTATCTATAACTATAAACTAAAGAAAGTTTATGCTTAACTTATCTGATAAATCTTCATCAGCCGTGTTGGCGTGACTTTTACTTTGCCTTCTCTGGCAGTAATAAACGAATTCTTATATTGTTCCCAGTTTATCTGAAATGTATTTGATACTATACCATTATTCTGCTCTTTTATGAGTTCATTCAGAGCATTGATGCTGTATATAATATTATGTTCTTTTTTACGATGAACTGAAATTGTATTGGTATAAAACTGACTGCCGTTCTTTTCGGCATTATATGTCAGAAATATTTCGTCCTTGTTGGCGACGTTTTGTAATACATACACTTTCTTTTCAAGTATGTTGTAATACTCGGACAACGCATCTATTTCGGTTTGATATGTATTATACTTTGCGAAAGTACAAAGAAGTTGTGCGTTGCTGCCTGCCATATTACATCATGTTCTTTTCTGCAAAGAGTTTATATTCATCTCTGTCAACACTCTTAACGGGAACAACTTCTCCGCTCAATCCAACTACGGCTACAGTATTACCTTCGGCGTCTCTATATTCGCCATATGGTTCCGCTTTCCATCCTTTTTTGTCCGCGAATTTCTTCGATATAGAAGAATATTGTTCCGGTGGAGTTGTTACTACAGGAACATCTACGGCGGGCACATCGACCGGTTTTGGTGCTTCCGGTGTAGAAGTATCATCTGGTTTTTCGGAAGAGACTGTTGGTGATGGCTGGGTAATAGCGGGCACTTTCTCTGGTGTTTTTGGCGGTTGACCGACGGGGGTTGCTGGTACTTCCGATTTACCTGCACTAGAAGGTGTGGTAGGTTGATCAACTGGCGCGTCTGGTCCTGTTGTCGCTGTTACATCTCCTGTCGATGTGGACGATCCAGTTGGCGCTTTCTGCGGCTGAGTTTGAGGTTGTACCGCCGTGGTTGCTTGCTGAGTTTGGCGTTTCTGTTTCCCCCTACGTTTATAGTACAAGTTCATTCCACCTCTACCATGAGTTGGGTCTGATATGGCATGTGTTCCCTTTTTTATTGCCGCGTCACGATACTCTTTGGATGGAAACGTAACCAACCAACCCTCTTTATTATATGCCTGACGGTCTGGATATTTCCCTTCGTTCAAAATGGTTTTTATGAATTCTGTTACCAACTGGTCATCGTCGCATATTTTATGCATTGTTTCTGCTACAACTTCTATATGCTCAGTATTACTGAGGTTCAGCATACCGTCGGATATTCTAGCATCCAACGATGCCTCCGAAATTACATAATCAATCAAATCAGAAATATTTTTCATACGGTGACTATAATCATCAAATTTTCCATAATATATAAATATTCGTATATATGAGTTATACGCTTATTATAAATATTATAGAGCAATCTGTTTCATATCACCATAATTCTTGCCTGCATACACTTTTACCGGAAACTTGTCGCGTTCCATTATGCTCTTTATTCTTTTTATAACAGGCATCTTATCGCTTTTATGAGCATCAAACAATATGCTATCGTATGTATATAGCACCGGCTTGGTTCGTTTATCGCTTAGATAGTTCATTAGTTCGCCAAGCACATCTACTGCCATTTCTGTCTCAAATGCCTGTAGTATATAGTTGAATAGTTTGTTGGGAGTGGGGTCTTGAATATGACAATGTTTGATTTTTCTGCCATACTTTGGCGTTTCTATATATCCATTCTCCTCAAAGAACTTCCAGCGATGGTCAATATATTCTTGGACCTTCTTTAGATATGGAATATGTATCCACTTCTTATCAATACCACCATATATCTGTGTAAATGTAAATCCTTTAGCGACGGCAATATCTTCGTCGGTTATATTGGACTTGTTGAAATAATACTTGGATAGATATGCGTATGGATTTTCAGCGGCGTCCATTTGGAAGTTGGATAAGTGAGCAATAAGACGAGGATGAAAAGCATTATAGTCCATCATCACAAGCATACCATCGTCGCCATATCTGCTTACAAAGCAGTTTCTGCTGCCATCATTTTTGTTTAGAGCAGCATAATTGACGCCGCCAAATCTATTAGAAGGTCTACCAGTTGATGTAAGCAGGTTGTATTGAGAGAATACAAGATTGTTCTTGATATGGCGATTTTGTTCCTCGCCGAAAATATCAGTAAAATCTTCATTCACGCACAACCCATTTGACTCTAACTTGGCAAACAAGTCAGTCATAACATTGTTGGTGAATACAAATCCCTTCTCGCGAATATTAGACAAGTATATGTTCTTTATCTTCTGAACATTATCTGTGAATACTTTGGCGTGCTTATATACCGGCACACACTTGTTCAAATCAAACATATTCTTGAAATGAAAATCAATGAAACTGTGCGAGTTAGTCGTCTCAACTTCAGACGGCAGTTGGCCATTCTCAAGAAATCTAAACACATCTATGTCTATGAAGTTATAATCCTCGCTAAACAACTGAACAATATTCTTCTTGTCTGAAACTATCTTGTTATGGAACTTGGCATTACGCAATACGACCTTGATGTTCTCAAGACTATTATCCAAGCAGATACACTCGTTGTGGTCTATAGGCAAACACCAATAGTCGTCGCTGACATAAAAGTAGAAGAATATCAGTGATATGTTGTTGTTGGACACATGCTTTTGATTATCCAAACAAACAGCACTGATATAAACGTGTTCAGAGTTTATGATTGAACACAGGTTGTTATAGTCTTCGGTTGTTTCTACAATATGCACATGAGCAATATGGCATATTTGCGAACAATGTCAACTTATTTTAGTTGCCTCGCCAGTATTCGAGTTTGTTTGCCAGCACAGAAGATAAATCCACACCTTCTTCTTTTTTTATTCTATCTATTTCAAAAGTATTTTGATCAATGACGCCCGCTTTGTCAAGAATGTTGCCTTTGTGTATGTTATTTTTTGGTCCAGTAATTTTCCAATTGACTTGTACGGTTTTATATAAATTTGCATTAATAGTAGACTTATCAACATACGCAATTTCGTATATGACACTTTCGTTTATTTTTTTAACAAATGTGCGAATTACATATCCCCGCGCATAGTCGGCGGCTGATGGAGTTGTTTTTTTTATAAATATGTTAGTGGTTGCACCAATTTCGGTAAATGTTCCGTATTGAATCGGTAATGTCTCATTGTATATCATAATATTGTGAGAGGTCTTACTTCGGCTGTTATTGTTGTTATCCACTTTTTATCGCTTACGTTTTGTTTTATATCGGACACTTGCCACACAGCGGATGTAAAATTGTATGCTTCTGGAGCGTGATCTATTGTAAATTGCGACAGATAGTCAATTCCCGCAATTCCCAGTAGTTCTATAGTCAAAGTCGTTCCGGGCATTATTCCATTATTCAAATAAGGTGCAGATTTATTCGGTAAGGTCAACACGTAATTTAAAAAGTCTTTATTCTTTTCGCATAAAAAGTATTTGTTTACAATGTCTGGATTTTGTTTATTGACTTCATAATAGACCAAGAATGTATCTTTATTGTTTTCTCCTCTAATTTGTCGTTTTTTCTTTCTCTGTATTTCTTCTTCTTTTCGGCGTTCTTCTTCCTTTTTTCTTTGCATTTCGGCTTGCTTCTTTTTTTCTTCCGGAGATTGCGATCCCGGCGCGGCGGACGAGTCTGTGATGGTTTTTAATTCTCCTTTTCTATAAAGCCTATCTCCAGCCGAATATCTGCTTATTATCGGCTTTTCCTTGACGTTCGTTGTTTGTGTAGATCCATCGAGGTCTTTTTCTGGATTTGTGCTTTGCATCACCAATTGATTCATCATTTCCTGACTCAATTTTACATCAAAAGTTGCAGACATTATATACGAAGACTCTACCGCGCCGAGAGTTATTCTGGGAAGTCTTTCCGCGTCATTACTTCTAGTTATTCCCGGTAGATTTTGATCATACACCGAATATTTAGAATTTCCATACTCTGCGGGTATCATCTTCAATTGGCATATTTGACACAAGGCTTCATTGATTCCTTGTAACAATTGCTCGATCATTTTTACAACGGAATCGTTGTTTTCTACAATCTTTTTAATATATTTTACGTTTATAAAAAGATCCCGTAAATTACCCCAATATCCAGAACTCAACTTCTGCGCAAGTTTTCCTTCCGAATCATATAAATTTATGGGAGAGTATACAGGAAACGAATCTCCCCCCTTGTTTATTACTTCTTTCAAGTTATCAAACTTATTTGATATTCCTTCGTAATTTTTTGATATAATTTCAATCTTGTCTTTAAATAACAAATTATATTCACTATTTTCTGGTATTGCACTTGGTGCCACATTCGATGTTTCTTCGTATGTGAATCTTGGTGCATATTGATTCGGTACCAATACATTTTCGTTTGCAGATTTCAAGAATGGATTTGCCGCCATTCGTGTTTGCATTATATCAAAATTTCTTATGGTAGCGGTTTTTGGATCTTCCATCGTTATTTGAAAAAACGCATTTATTATGTCTTGTACCAGATCCATTCTTAGCCACATTGCTTCTGCGTTCTTACTCGATCCAGATGATACTTTAGAAACTCTAAAAACTTTTTCTTTTATGTTTCCGGTTAAGTTGTATCGTCTTCGCATTTCAACATATTCTTTTGCGTCCAAATCAATATTTTCAATATCTTTTTTTACAAACTCTCTAAAACTCTTTACTGGTAATTGTACATTGCCTTGTTTTACAGTAACTTCTTTGTTGTTTATTTGTTCACCCGCCAACAAACTGTTGGCGTTTATTATGGTGGTATGACAATCATATCCGCCGTAATCATTCATTTTATATCCATAATCCACGATAAAGCCTAGCCCCGCGTCATAATTTCCGTTCGACTCTTTTATGTATTTTAGAGTATAACTTGGATCAACAAACATGCTGTTTATCCAGTCCAAGTCGGTCAAATCCACCAAGGCATTTGTGTCGTAATGATTCCATCCCCATTCTACTAGACAAGTTATCCGTGGAGTCAAAAAATACGGAGTCATGTAATTAAGTTGTGCAAGAGAATGACATTTCCAATTTATTGTTATTTTTCTGCACAATCCGGGAAATGTCTGACTGGTTGCACCAGATTCTACCGATATGGATTCTAAACTGGGTGGAGGGCGATGCGGGAAATCTTTTCTAGAAACTGGCTTTTTGTATATGTCAAGAGTATTTGATGTGTCTTTTGATATTTTATGCGGATTTCCTTTGGCATCGACTCCGATTGTTATTTTTTCGTCTAGATTAAATCCGTAACTTTCGTTGAATCCATAAGTTCCTCCGAGAACAAATCCGTCCATGTTGTTTGCTTCTGGATGTTTTGATATTCCATTTGAAAAGACTCGTACCCACGCAGTTTTTGGTCCACTATATGGGTTGTCCTCCGATATGTTTGGATTTTGACCATACTCATTTGATCTTCTGTTTAGTTCTTCTAATACCCAAGAAGACAACGGATGTAAGCCCCACGGTACTACTGTGACGATATCACTCATAACGATTATGTATTATTTTCTCTTCTGAATCTTTGTACAATATTTTCTATATTTTGTGGAATTCTTATTTGTTTTCCAGTTGGTGCTTTTAACGTAGCCTTTATTCCGTTGGCTTGAGCGATAATCCACCACAAACTATCATCATTATAAAACTTATACGCAAGGCTGTCAAGATAATCCGTATCATTAGCGACTATATATATATCATTGATCGCGATAGGTATTTTTGGATATCTGGTTGTTCTGAATACCCTTTTACCATCATAGCGTTTAAACACACTGGCATCTGATTGAAGATATCTGTTCATAGTTATAAGGACTTCCATCCGGTTGTTACACTTGGTCCAAAATGATAATTTGAAGTCAATGATCTAGATTTTTCAAGCATTCGCAATTGTACGGAAACGTCGATTATGTTTGGCAGTTGCCTAGACATTGCGGCAGTTTTTATTATTTTATCTGGGCCACCAAAGTTATATTGATACTCGTCGGCGCGAAGCATTTCCCACTGCGCATCGTCGGGTATAGTAACACTAACACTACTTAATACTGCGGGTTGGTCTACATACAGATCTCCAATTCTGAATTCTATCATCGGAGGATATATAAATCCACTTTCTCGTCCGGTTGTATTCAAAGTGCTCAAGTCCGTAGATAAATTATCTATATTTCCTTGATCTCCCGTAAGTTGTGCTAGTTCTAGATTTTGTTGTATACTTTCTCGTCTATTTATAGTTTCTTCGTCGGTAACAACCGCTCTGTCTGTATATTTGCTAGGTCTGGTCAATCCTACCAAATAATTTACTCTTTCCCACATAGGTATTAATTCTTTTATACTGTTTGCATAAACTTTAAAATTAAAACTCACATCTCTACTAAATCCTCTGTATATAAAGAGTCTATCTGCTCGACCCATGTATTTTACATCTTCCCATTCTGGACTATTTTGATCTGTAATAGATCCAAGAGTTGCTCTGAATGGAATAAATACTTCGTTGATTAAATCGTAAAAATAAAAGAATATTATATCCGTCGAATCGTTTCCTATTCCTTTTATAGGATCTATGTCCTGACCCTTCTTTGAAGAATTGCTGCTGCCTTTTATAGATATTACGTTACTGGCATTATACGTGTCTCCAGAATTCGTCGATGTTTTTCCGGATTTAATATCACTGTATTTGGATGCTACTGCAAATTTTCGTTTTTCTACACTAGTGGTGTCAACCATTTTGCCTGAAAATGTGTTGTTTACATCGCCTTGGTTTGGTATACTTTGATATGAAGAATATAATACACCATTTGAATCTTGTGTTTCATTCCAATATCTCTCAGTCGATACTCTAAGTTGAATTGGATTATTAATATCAAACTTTTCCACCGCATCCATCATTTTTTTATACTTATCAAGTATGTTGTTTCCAAGTTCACCAACGCGATTCTGCGCTATGTCTCGATTGCTTGCATATCCATTATCAATCACTAATGGGTTTGCCGGACTTATTTTTGTGGATTCTTCTGGCGAGTATTTATGAAACGCTGTTACGTTTTTTCGTGTTATCTGCGCATCATACACTTTTCCGTTGCGGAATTCGGGAGCGGGCCAGATATTCACGGATAAGTTCTTATTGCCATCTGCAAGAAATTTATAGTATATACCTTTTAAATTCGTACCATATTCTGGTCTGAATTCCCATTTTGTTCCCGTATTCCCACCAAATGCTCCCATCGGATTAGTGCTGGGTATTAGACTTTTTAGTTTGTTTAAAAATCCTTTTGCTAGATTTTCCAAAAATCCTCCACTAGAACCACCGGAAGTATTACTACTTACCCAAAATGTATCAAATGTAGCCATCGCAGATGTCGCAGTTTTGTATCGTAACAAACCAGCACGAGCACCGCCATGTTTTCCGGCATATTGAGAATAAGCAAGTCCTCCCTGTGCACCAGTCGCTGTTCCTTCTATCGGTGCATTTGTGGTATCTTTTGACTGAATTCCAAGTGTGCTATATAATGCGTCTTTAAAAAAATTCAATAAGCCGCCACTTGTCTCCAAATGTCTTTGTGGATAATCAATTAGTCCAAGTGAACCCGGTCGAGCGGTTGCTTTCAACAAACTTAATGGATTATATACTCTAGTTTCATTAAATGCATTTTGCTGTTGAAGTAGAAGTTGTTTTCCTGCATATAATAATCCAGTACCGCTAACCGAAAATTTTGTCATTCTTATGACATCTCTAACAGTAGATCCTACAGGAAATGCTGGTGTATCATACCGCGTTAAACTCTTTTGAAAATTTGAATCAGTAAGTTTGGTGTATATATATGGCTGATTTGGCCCTATGTCTCCACCCGCTTGATCGTATGGACTAAACTTATTATATATGCTCCTTTCGTTTTTTTGAAACGTGAGCAACCGATCAGAAGGTGTACTTCTTTGTATCGGCGATAATGGGGCTAAAAATGTGTTGTCGGCCATATGCTATAAATATCAAGACACCTTGGCTAATGCTTTAGATACTTTAACGCCATCCATATTTACTCCAATTGAACCTTCCTTCAATAATACAATAAGTTCATCAAGTTTTGCAATCACGCCTTCTCCGCCACCAACACCTGTTTGTTTTGCAGCGGAATCCTTGGCGGTATCTGAAGATTTTGCCGTATTCACGGACATAACAGCAAGTGCTGCCAATTTAATTGTACTTGTTTTTTCAAGTTGCTCATTCATTCGTCCCAACGACAGTGTAAGCGCATCTATAGATTTTGCAAAAACTTCTACTTCAGTAAATTTAGAGAATGTGCTAGACAGAGTATCTATAGCGGAGGCGGTGACTAATAACTTAGTTCCTATATTAGCCAATCTTTCCATTTTTTCTATAGGATCTCCACCTAACAATTTTCCTACGAATGAACCAAGACCAGCACCAGCCGACCCCGCGCCAAATGCTGCCAATGCAACTCCAACCGCTCCTATTCCAAGTGCGGTGCTGGTCAAATCGATTGTAGACAGTCTTAATATAGGATCTACCGATGTAGATATACCTTCTCCCAACATTTTAACCCCCGCCCCAGCAGCCAGTGCCGCTAAAGAAAACGGTATCAACGACGCACCGAGTGCGGCTATTCCTATAACTCCTGCTCCAAATATTGCTGCACCAACTCCCGACATAAGTATTGCACCAAGACCAAATGCTGCCGCCGTGAACCCAATGAGCGCCAACGTGCCTATTCCAACCGAGCCCCAGTCAACATCACTGAACATTTGCATAGCAAATGCAAATGGAATCAACGATGCGCCTACCAGAGCAAGACCGACTGCGCCTAATAGGACTTGAGGTTTTCCCATGTGACCAATTCCTTGTGCTAGAAATTTTAGTCCAATTTCTATCGGTTTACCAATCAAAGACATTGTTGCTGCTGCGATTGCGCCGGGTATTATTGCTACTAAACCAACAGCCGCCAATGACAAATTTATTGCACCCAACAATACACTGGCATTTCCCATTTTCTTTAACCCTGCGGCCAATCCACTTAAGCCATCTTTTAATTTTTCTCCATTTATAAGTTCTAACAATTTAGCACCTAATATACCCGGTATCATTGCCACAAGTCCAATTGATGCGGGTATTAAATTAATTGCTCCGAGTAAAACTCTGGCATTTCCCATACTTTTTAATCCAGATGCTAAATTCTTTAAAAAGTCTTTTACGCCAGTTCCACTTTTTACTCCTTGGGTCGCTTTTGATGCCTGCGCGGTTTGTTGGGCAGCGGCCCCCGTTGCACCGACTGAAGATGGGGGTTGAAACATTTTTCCAATCACTGGAATTTTTGACATACCTTTTGAAGCAAGTGACCCAAGCATATCGAATGGTTTTTTTATCAACCCCAATATCCCTCCCATAGAAAATTTCCCCATCAAATACATATATAACAGACTGCCACCAGCGATAAATTTCGTTACCTTTCCAAAGGTTGTATCAAAGAATTCACTGACCTTTTCAAAAAGACTTTTAAAACTTTCTTTTATAGAAACTATAGATTTATTGGTAGACTCTGGTCCCTCCATAAATTCTTGAAATTTTTTAGTAAGATCGGAAATTATACCTCCTACAACCTGTAACGGATACGCCATTAATTTAAACAACGGTATTATAGTTACTTTAAGTATCGCAACAATTGCTTTAAACAACGGAACTATTGTGTCAGCAAGTGCAGATATTACTGGTTCAAATATATCCGCAAACGCAATGCTCATAGAATTCATGATGTTCGTCAACTTTGTCATGACTCCTTGCATTTTTTGCTGTGCTAAAAGTTTTTCATTTTGACGGATGAGATCTTTTTCGTCTGCCTCCGTCATTTCTTTCATTTTTTTCAACTCTTCTTCTTGTGCAAGCAACTTACTTCTAGCGACTTCATCTGAACCATATAATATTTCTTCGCGGCGCTTTTCTACTGCCAGTGCTTTTGACAAGTCTTTGAGTTCCATACCAGCCGCTTTTGCGAGTTGTTCGCGCTGGTATACGTTCATTTTTTCAAAATCTCCTGCCGCCTTAACAGTTTCCAGTGTAGATTTTAACGCTTCGTCCGTCTTACCTTCATACGCCAGTTGACGCGCTTTTTGGAAAGATATACTTTTTCCTAACAATGCACTCAATTGAAGTTCGTCATTTATGCTAGAACTAAAATCTAAAAGTTTTCTTTGAGACGAAGCGATCTTGTTTATATCCAACCCCAGTGCTCTGGCAGCAATTGCCGCTTTCATTAATTTTGCTGGCGAAGCCCCAATCATGTTGATTGTAGTTTCGCTGGCACTTGAAATGTCTTTCATTACCTTTGCAAAAGAGACTCCCGTTTTTTCGGATAGTGCAGCACCGAGTTTCATGGTATCAAACGCCGCCTGTTCCGAAGACTTACCAATTCCCATAAAAGTTTCCAGCACTTGTGCAGAAACTTCCTGTGCTACTCCAAAATTTTGTGCAAGTAGTGATACGTTTTGCACTGCCTCTTTTGAAACCATCGACGTTCTCTCAAATACATTTACAAGTTGTTCTGCGGATTTATATGCTTCTTGTATTGTTACGCCCATGTCCGCAAATTCACGATTAACTTGTTCAACGTTTTTTCTCAACTCTACCATTTGAGTATTCGTAAATCCGGTAGATTTTCTGAATTCTTCTGCCGCCTTGTCTAGTTCAACAAATCGGTCATATGCCATCTTAATAAGTTTCCAGAAATTCAATCGTGCTATATACTTTGTTCTGAGATCGTATAGTTTATTTAAATATTCTTCTGATTTTTTTAAAGCATTCGTCAATGTTGTATGTTGGTCTTGGAGTACCTTCTGCCTTTCGATCAAAGCATTGCGCTGTGCTTGTTTCTTATTTATAGCCTCCGATATTTCTGCCTCATTTTTTTGCGCCTTTTCACGCGCTTTCATTGCTGCGTCTATGACTAACCCAGCCGCAGCAAATCTTTCTTCACTTTCTGTTATCGCATCCCCAATGTCTTTAACTCTTTGCCTTTTATTTAGTATCTCTTGTTGTATATTACTTTCTCTTTTTGCATATTTTTGTCCGTCATCCATCAACTTTGCTTCTTCGACTCGCATATTTACTGCGCGTGTTACAATAGCGTCTCGCCTGAGCAGTAATTTATTATATTCATCTCCGCTCGTTATTCCCATTTTTTGTTTTTCTACAATTGCCGCTTCAACGCCTTGTAATTGTTCTTCTACTCGTCTTTGCTCTTTCCTGTGAGCAAGTAATGCTTTGGTGTTTATTTCTTGCGCGGCTTTATTTTTTAAAGACGATTTCTCCAAATTGGCAATTTCTTCCGTAGTTCGCTGTTCTTCTTGTTTAAGTTTTATAATTCTTTCGGTGGCATCTTTTTGAACAACAACACTTTGATTGATCTTTTGTGTAGTTTCTTGAATTATTCGCAAACTTTGTATACGCAAAGAGTCTAATCCTTGTAGAGTTTGATCAACTTGCACTATCTCAGTATTGACTTTTTTATATGCTTCTCGATTTTTTTCTATGGCCACTTTCTGTGCCTGTATTTTTGTTAGCGTTTTTGAAATATCACTATTGATTTGGCCAATATTACGTTGCTGGTTTCTATATTGATCGTTTATTTGTTTTGAAATATTTAATGTATCTTCCAATCGAGAATAATAATCCTCTTCGGACTTTTTCCTAGATTCGTTAAAATCTTCAAAGTCCTCAAACATTTTTTTTCTCTCTTGTTCAGTCATGTCTATTATATATCAGGTTATATTATAAATATATCCCGAACTTATCTTTTTACTGTAGGTGGGCGTGCTATTTTACCCGTTCCAGACCCCTTTGCGGCGGCTTCATTTGCTTCTTTTTCCGCCTTTTTTGCCTCAACCAACTTTTTTATATAAAAACTTCGTAAACTTGTGGGCATTTTATATACACCTTCTTGTGTAAATGCACCGTTACTATAATAACACAAGTCAAATATTTCGCCGTGTATAAGCATCTTGCTTTCGGGCGATATACCGAAAATGTCCTCGTTTATTTCCAATTTTGAATTCTTTACATTCTTGCACGACGGGCATTGAGTTGATACGGTGTTTTGGTATCCCGGTGTGTTGTTTTCGTAGTATACTCTAAATGCTCTACTATCACTTGCAGGTAGATGATACTCATAAAAACTTGATATATCGTCAACGCCATCAATTTCCAAAGTTATACGCTTAAGAAAATTCAACCATCCTTGTTCAACGTATACCCGCTGTTCGTTGACGGTAGGAAGTTTAAAATACAAAGTTTTATTAGTTTTTTTAAACTTATATTCTAGTTTATTTTTTCCTCGCGTGTGTTTAGAAAAATCAAACGGTTTCGACTTGAAAGCAAAGGATATATCAAACTCAGGATCCGCCTCACACTCTTCACATCTTACTTTTATCTTTGTTGCAGCACCATAGTTGGCAATTCTAAGATTCAATAATATCGATTCACGATCACAATTTAATAAACTGTCGTAGTCTAATGTACCGTCAACGATGTGGGTCAAAAAATGCCGATCAAGTAAATTTCGTTTAATTAGGTTCGAATTACTTAACAGTTCTTCGTATTCAGCGGTTATTGGAAATATTCCCAATTTACCAGACGACAGTGGATTGTCTTCTGGGTAAAAATATCCTTCGGATGCTAAATCTATTATTTCCGAATTTAATTTCACATATCTCTGTCAGTCAAGTTTGGCCAGAAAAAGTTTGCTCCCAAAGGAATCGGCATCTTTTGAGTGTGCCCACATTTTGGACAATTAAAGTCAAACATCATATCTAAATCCGGAGTGGTTTCTCTAACGTGACGCCTGAATGCCAAACTATCTTTTGCAACCATTTGTGTATCAATAAAATTCTTGATCTTTGCGCGGTCCGTTTCGCCGTCTATCGCCTTTATTGTATATTTCAGTCGGGTGGTAACTTCTGGTGCGGATGTGCTGGTTCCCAATTTAGCAAGTGCTTTTAATTCCTGATCTATATCACTTTCATCCTTGTGCGTTAACAATCCCCACGTTACTGTCTTTTTCGACGATGGAAGCAAGAATGTAAACTTATTTTCTCCGCGAACATAGTTTTCAAATGGAAACGCCCTTGATCCCACAGCGGAAATATCTATATCAACGTTAGATTCTTCGCCGCACTCCGGACACTTTATTTTTGTGGTATATGTTTCACCGTATGCATTTTTTCTCGACTCTATGAACAATGCGTTTTTGTCTCCAATAAAAATATCGTTTAATGCAACGCCTGGTGTAGCAATCAACGCTTTCAAAAATTCATCCAATACTGTTCCTTTCTTTAGAAGATTGCTGTTACTAAGAATGTCTTCGTGTTTAGCAGTGACATGATATAGTTCAATTGTACCGCTCGACAATGGATGATTTGTGGGATAAAAATAACCTTTTGTTGGTAGTTTTACTGTTATAGTTGGTGCCGATTGCTTAGTAGATTCGGCGGGCTGTACCAACGATGTCGTCAATGTATTCTGCTTTGTAACTGGTATTGTATTATCCATATTTAGTATAACTTTTGTTTATTCATATATATGAACTAAAAATAGTTTTTTGTATATATAAAAAGTTCTGCCGCTAAAAAGCGGCAGAACGAGCAAGCGAGTTTACCCTTATATCAAATTGCAGATATAGTGCCGTCTTTCTGTATAGAAAGTTGCAATTTTGCATCAAGAGGTAACTTATCGTCAGTATATAGATCGCTCAATTGATCTAGTTTTTCTTGTACGGACGGGTGGGCTTTGTACATAATTATGTTTGACCCGCTAAGAACAGACTTCAGATAGCCCATTATCGGGCCTTTTACTTTATTCATATCCAACTTGGCGGGAAGTTCATCTCCATCAACGACAATAGACACCTTTGAGTTTGCTTGGACTGGGGCGACTGGTCCAGAATCCTCGTCATCTCCTTCGTCTTCGTCTGAATCGGGGGTGCCCGTCGGTTTGGAACCGCTGATGCCAGCGGCTTTACCCGGCGGTGGTACTGGCGTTCCATCTGGTGTTTTTGGGTGGCCACTGGCTACCCATCCAGTTGGAGAATTTGGATCTTGTACTTTAAATTTATTACCGATAGAACCGGCAGTACGTGACATCTCGTGAATTTCTTCACGAATCATTTTCAAGATTTCTTCTTTTACGTTCATCTTCGATGGCGTCTTGTTTAAACTTTCATCTGCGGACTTGCGTCTAAGTTCATCTTTTACTGAAATAGCCTCTACGACTATGGTTTTTATTAATGTTTTTAGTTCTGATTTTTTCATAATAATTTAGTGGATTAATAAATATGTTCCCTTAACATCTCCGCGACTTGCACTTACATCTCCATCGCCGGGACGAACGATTACGTTGTACTTGTTCTGCTCATCGGATTCTGGTGTATCTAGCATCTCGTCATATGTAAGAATACTATCAACTGGTACTCTATACTTTGCGGCCAAATCTTGCTTAAAAGAATTTAGTTCGTCGTCGTCTTTAAATTGCATTCTTCCTTTTTTGTCTCTGACCGCTTTTCCTTTTTCATTTTTTGAAATATATTTGTCAAACATCGGTTTTGGTATCACCGTAGAATGTTTGGTCTTATCAAAATCTATCTGCTTTTCTTGTTCGGGTTTTGCCCCCATAGAAAAATTCATCTTAAAATTTGCAGGTTTATCGCTCTGAGCAACATCTGCCATTTTTGTGTAAGCATAAAATTCAATTTCGGGAAAACTGCGGGCAATATCAAATGCCATGTTCAAATACTGTGGACTAAAGAAGTCTCCAGCATCGTGCCATCTCACTAACACTTTTTTACCGCGTTTTAATGCAGAATTTGCTTTAGACTCCAATTCGGATTGAAATTGAGATTTAAATCCTTGAGGATCGTTAATTAGAAAGTTCAATAGTCGAGTTTGTGATAACGATACGCTTTTCCACTGAACATATCCACCTTTCATTGCATAACAATATATTTTACACTGTCCTGCGCCCGGACATGTGTCAACGACTATAAACTCGTTGGTTTTTTCATTTACTGCCAACCCCTTTAATGCTGGCAACCCGATATCAAAAAACACAGTGTTTGGACCTGAACTCTTTGCCATCTTGGCATTCTGTTTTAATATTTGTGATGGACGAGTTTTTATGGCATCCTTCAACCTCTCTTGGTCGTAAGTTTTTCCTTCTTCGTTTTTTATTTTTATGTTACTTCCGTGGATATATGGAAGATTATATTTGTCGCCTGCGGTTTTTTCTTTTCTCTTAACGCGATCTAGATACGCCTGCATTTCTTCTGGAGAAATGGGTCTGGTTCTTGCACCAAGAAAATCTCCTTCTGCTTCTTCAATCGACCCTTTAATAAACTGATCCAAAGTCATCACGGCATCGGGACTTATACCGGGCGGTAGCGTTTGTTCGTACAATACTTTGACGACCGCTTCTTTTATTAATTGTTTTAGTTCGGTTTTTTTCATATTAACAGTATCTAATTTTTACCACTTTCTGCAACTCCAATAACGTGCTTTCCATCTTGGGCCAGGATTTTTACAATTATGCCTTGCTCTAAAACTCTTGCGGCGTTTCGGATTACTCTTCTTAATGCGCATCTTCTTGTCACCGAAATTGACTTTTACAACTTTACCGTTTGGTTTTCTAACATACACTTTAAACTTCTTGACATCGCCTCTCATTGGCTTTCCGAGTTTTACTTTACGACCACGATATTCTGCTTCTTCAATTACATCGGCTTCATACCTCTGGTCCCCGTATACTTCATAAAATGTGTCACCTTCGCAGGTGTGTTCTTCACCTTCTGGTACCATGTTCCAATTTGTCTTGCGATAACATTCTTCCCAAACTTCATCGGTACCTTCCTGCATTGCGGCTTCATAACATTCCCAACATTCATCCTGCATCTGGGTCTGTTCTTTATACAGTTCATCTACCATTTCTCTGATTATATTCTTTAGTTGTTCTTCTTTCATAAGTGTTTCCTCGTTCTTTTTTCTTCCTTGGCAATGTGCTTTTTGACTGAATCCTTTTGGCTGGCTACAATCAATGCTACGCTTATATTTTTCACTCCATTTTTCATCAAGTTCTTCAACGCCTTCTGACTTGGTTCCCCAGTTCTTTGCTCCTTTTTTACGGCATTTTACCAATGCACCAGAAGCATATGCACTTGGCCACACTTTATAGCGCGATTTAACTTTATAATAACAAGCATCTTTCTTTTCGTTCATCAATAGTTCTGACACAAGTTCTCCACCACAAATAGGGCACATATGATTTTCATTTACATTATCCATAGTAAATTCCTCTGTTTCTGCTATATTTTGTTTTTCTAAATGGTTTTTAACTTTCATCAACTCTGCTTGATTTAAATCGTCCAAGTGTTCTTTACCCGTCAACTCTTTTGTAAGTTCAAGAAAGCTTGGCTCGTTGTCCCACTCAATACCTAAGTCGTCTGCAAGTTTATGTATGGTTTCTGGTGTTATAGATTCGCTCAATTCTTTTTTCAACGATTGCAACAAAGCACGAGCTACAACACGATCCTTTTCTTTTTCGGCATCGCTTAGTTGGTTGTAATCAATATTCATCAATTTTTTTCTTTGTTGTATCTTATTATCCAGTTTACCAGACTGGCGTAGTTTTTCAGTATCATCAAATTGATCCGGATTTTCAACAAACTTTTTTGCCGTGACATTCCATCCTTTGTGAATAGCATTCGCAATTTTTTCGATGTCAGTGACGCCCATATCAATTACTTCTTTAGCATATGTTGCAGACATTACATTAGCCTGCCAACCAAAAGTATTACCCGTCGTGCTGCGACCATATCCATATGCTTGATCCAGTGCTTCATCGCTAATGGTTGCCAGTTGTTCAATAGAGAAATTGGAAGATTCTGTTATAGATTCCTCTGTTTTCTTTTTACAACTACCTGGTGCACCAGCAGGCACACCACGTACTCGTGAGTATCCCTTCCAGCACTTTAGTTCATCCATCTTATCAGCCTCGGTTTTTACATTTTTTGCTTTGCCGCTACGATCTGGATTTGGGTCTTCACGTCTCTTTCTGCGTGCAGCAGTTGCTCTACCTTTCTTTCCCATCGCTTGTGCAGACTTTAGTGGACGACATTTTGGCTTACCTTCGCTTGATTTTTCTCTGGCACATTGACCACGTATCTTACCATCTGGTCCGAATCTTACCCATTTCTCCTTGAACCATTTATGTAGGTTTTCTTCGAGTTCCAGAAGTTGTTTCTCGATATTGTCCATAACATATCAAGCCCTGTCTTGTATGGACTGCTGCTTACGAATAACATCGGACTGTTGCTTTTGTAATTTTGCTTTTGCACGTTCTGCCCGTTGTATCTTTGGCTGAATGGTTTGTTGCAATTTAGCCATATCGCCTTCTATTTTTTTAATATTAGCAGTTAGTTTGTCACTCTGAGATTTTAGATTCTCTAGTTCTTTTTTATCCGCGTCAGTCAATCCAGTTTCAGCAGCAGATGAATCGAGTGTGGTATCAAGTTCATTAAGATCTTTTTCGTATATTTCGTTCATCATATTGACTGCGAGATTGAATACACTACTTTGCTTCATAAAGTATACCGCCGCATTCCAGTCTTCGGCTTTAATTCTCTTCTTCAACTCGTCGGCGTATCCGTCAAGTTTTTTTTGCCAATAACTTTTTGGCATATTACCATAACCTATTAACTGAAGGTGCGGATCGTTGGTGTCTTTTCCGGAAATAATATATCCATACTTTGACGCATCACCGTTGGTTTCCGCCAGTTTATGAGCAACCACATTTTGAATTACTTCTTTGAGTGTAGACTTATTCATTATTTTCCGTGCATTTTTAAGATTTCTTCAGATGCATCTCTTGCTTTTTTTGCCAACTCAACTTCACGTTTTTCTTCTGGGTTACTCATGTCCGTTTCATCGTGCGGATGCTCTTGCTTTTTTGCCTTAACATTTTTTTCTTCTTTTAAATTAAATTTGGTTCTAAAAGCGTTGTATCCATAAACCATATCTTCGGCGAAGGAATACACACCAAGATCTTTTTTGCCATTTGGATATTTTGCATTAACATATTGCCACTTAGTTCCGTTCATCATAAACGGGTCTTCGCCCTGTCTATCACTTAGATACTCAACATACAATGGATCATTTGGATCTTCGTCTGGTATGGCTTCGTTGATATTATTTTCTGTCAAAGAAATTTCCGCAATCTCTTGACGTTCACACGCTTCCCACATTTCGTTTACTTTTTTGTTTCCTTTTTTCTTGGCATAAAAGATCTTCCACATTGTACCAAATGCTGCCTTCATCGCACGCTTTTCATCATTCGGATATTTCTTTTTATACTTTGTAATCAACTGCTTTCTTAATTTTTTTGGAAATCCCGGAGGGCCGGCTTCATCCAATCTCCATTCCTGTGCTACGCCCAATGGAGCAAAGTCGTCTTTCATTACTGCCTCAACTACTTCACGTATGATAGATTTTAGTTCTGATTTATTCATAATATTTTTAAGTATATATAAATATCAACTATACTATAAAAAAGTATGATATAGTTGTGTTTCACTCAGGTAATACCCGGGGTTATAGGGGGTAGACGAAAACTTGTCAAGATAAAATAAAAAACCCCCACTTTTTATGGTGAGGGTTTAATACAGAACACTATAATAATAATATTAGAACTGTAGGATGCAATAATCCATAGACAGTGTTATTTCAACTGTCATTGCTTCTGCATTTGCCCAATCCATGGTTTGGAAGTTCACTGAGTTGGGAAACGCACCTTTGATATCCCATTTTTCAACAACGTCGCCAACAGGACCAAGAACTTGAATTTGAATATCCTTCTTGTACATATCAGCATAGCCGTTACGACCGGTAACAGACTCGTGTGCAAGACGTACCCATTCCATAGCAGCCTGTGCAGCAGATGGAACGATTGGGTCGTACAATGTAATTGAAATATCTTGCCATTCACTCTTACCCTTGAGTTTACGCTTCAAGTTAATGTGATCCAATGTGATTGTTCCGACGTTAATGTTCGGACGTGCTGCGGCTTTGATCAGGTATGCAGGAATTCCATCGATGTTCATGATGAAACGGTTCTGCACCTTGGGCTCGAAGGCCGTAAAAAATATTTGATTCTGGTCTAGTAGTTCTGCCATAGTATTTTATTGGTTAAGTGTTCTTTTTCTATTTATAAATATAGCACAAAATATAAAATGCTGCATTTTTTGGTACTTTTTTTTAACAAGGTATTCCAACAAATGCTCACTTTTTATATACATTATAAATATACACCAACTACTCAAATTTTCTCAATAAAAACTTCCAAATGATCCTTGGATATTCCCACATAAGGATTTTTGTTGGACTTCGGTAGTCCTTTTTTGGAACTGTATTCGCACTGTGTCCTGCGACCAGCGTGCATGTTTTTTTGTAATGCTTTTGCGTATTCGTCAAACGGCGAAAGAGTCCAACCGCCTTTCTGCTTCAGTGCACCAGAAGGTCCAAGATAGCAGGTCAAATGATGCCAGATATTTCCTTTGTACTCAAAGATTCTGGGCGAAGGCTTTTGGACCAACACCCACTTGGGCTTATCTCCGTGATTTGTTTCCCAATCAATACAATGTGCCTCCAACTTAGCATCATATTCGGGGTCTTCATATTCAGGATGTTTCTTCTGATGAAAATACCATTCTTTGGTGGGAATGCTCCAATACTTTCCTGTGCTGGAAAAGTATTCATGATCAGGATGATTTTCGTCAATGATATTACCCTTTGCGTCTTTCAAGTAACTGAACTTGGTGCCTATTGACCAAGGATAGTTTGTCCATAATCCACCGCTGAGAAGAAAGAACTCATAATGCGGCCAAAGAAACGCATAAAAGCCACGCTTGGCGGGAGGAGAATGATAGCCATCACAGTTCGAATCATATCCCTTTTGATTGACTGAACTAAGCCCGCCAAACCGGGCAAACTTAATATTCTTTAGCATACCGACATATTATCACGCCGATATATTATGTCAAGATGTTTTTATTTGTTGTTTTCTAAGCTTTGAAAATGCCCTTGCGATGTCTATATGCACATCGTCCGAATACTTCTTGTATTTTAATGATATCTTTTTGATATATGGTTCAATATCTGGATATACTTTTAACGCTTTTGCAATCGCATATATATCATCTGCCGCGTCTTGAACATCCTTCTCATAATAACTATTGTTCATGGCGATTTCATCGACACTCATCTTATCGTCGTAAATCGCTGATATAGTGTCTTTTAGTTTATCCAACTTGCCCCTTGCTCTTAGTATCTTGAATACAATATTTTCTTCACTTAGTTCTCCGCCCTTATCTAATCCCGCTTGACGAAACTTGTATATCTTTTCGAGTAAATCTTTTAGCGGCTTTTCGCTGTCTGCATCCATCAAGTCATCTATCTTCTTTGAGTATTCTTTATACTTCTTTTTTATAAGCGACTTATTGAAGTTTGGACTTTCTTTCTTTGGTTCTTTTATCCATTCATTTCTTAGAACGCTATACTTCGATGCAGACACCTGTTCTGCCCCTATATCTTCAACATATAACTCAACATCAAAGTTTTTCATCACAATGTCGTGCTTGCTATTCCAACCAGTTTTAATCGCATCAAACATAGCCTGTGCATCTTCTTTGCTCATATCAAGTTTGGAAAAATCGGTTGATATATGTAGATCAATATCTGAATATGGCGTCCAATTATAATTGGTGATAGAACCAATAAGAAGTATGTCATCGATCTTGATGTTTATATCTTGGTTCTTTTTTAGATCCTGCACAAAATCCATCGCAATCTTGATGAGCGATTTTCTTACTTCATCATCAAGTCTCGCGCCATCTTCATTGATGTTCCATATAGGAGCAAGTTTGTCGTTGTATAAAGGATAATTCATCTGCCACCTCGTCCGTTTGCTACATCCATCCATTTGATTACTTCATTGCGAACAACTTCTGCTATATCTTCTGAATATTGAGATATAGGAGTATCTGCTGCTGTAAGATCTTTATGATGATGTGCTACAATATTGTTTTTTATTAATACGTCTGCAAAAGCCTTGCACGCCTTTTCAAGCATAACCATGTCGGATACATGAAATTGTTCTTTTAGCAGCAAAGATTTTAGCGAAACGTGATTCATACAGACACAATCTGTTTAATCTTATTTATGCTGCTCGCCGCATCTTTATGTAAAATAGCAATTCTATTTTCACCGGAATTTTCCCAAGCAGTTATATTCTTGTCTGTATCATCAAGTAGTATATGAGTAAGTTTAGTACCCGCGCCGTCAATAATATATTCCGATTTTTTAATGCCAGATTTTGCTATGATGACTTTGACACTGGGATCTATATGCTTACGTATCCACGCAGTTTTTTGTTCTGTTATTTTATTTCCTTGTCCAGCACTCAACACAACCGCAGGAGGATCTTCAAACGTATCTTTTATATAGTCCCACAAAACTTTAGCATCTGGTAATGGTTCTAACTCAAGCCAGAAGTTGGGATTTTTATTTACTACTTTCCAAAAAGTGTTTTTACCATTTTTATCTTCGTATTCCTTTGGAGATAATCCACCAGAAACTGCCTTGAACCCTTTATCAAGATTTACAAGAACTCCGTCCATATCCACATACATTTGATATTTTAAGGGAGACTTTTCTTCTACTTCTTTTAATAGAGTTTTTAGGAGTATATGCATATTTTATAAATATAGCAGATGTTCATCAAATAGCAATAAAAAAGCCCACCTTTCGGTGGGCTTTTGATTTTAACTTTTTATATATTAGGCTCCTGGAAATGCAGCACCAGTTGGTAGTACATTGAAGTCCAATACAATCATTTCAGCGGTACGTGTTGGCTGAATATAGATTTGACCATACAATATACCACGATCAACTAGATCAGGTGTATTGTTGCTGTCATCCATAACAACCTTGAAGGCATATACGCCAGAACGTTGTTGTACGCTTTCCAAATATGGATTTACGATATTCAGGAAGCGCTGACGGGTTGTTGCTACATTCTGTTCGAATACTAGGAATCTCGAAGAAGAAGCGATGAACTTCTTCAACGCAATCAATAGACGGCGAACATTTACGCGATCCAATGCGCTTGGATTGCGTTGTAGCGTCTTCTGACCCCAAGCCACAACACCTTGACCAGGAAATGCGGCGATTGGGTTTACGTGACCTTCGTATAGAGTGTCACGTTCAGTATGTGTCAATCTGTCAGCAACAGATACGGCGGTTGGAATACCACCACGGTTTAGACCTGCTGGAGCAAACCATTCGGCTGCAACCTTATCGTTTGCTGCATAAACGCTCATCATTACGACCGAAGGAGGAACCGGCATAATCTTATTGCTGTTTGTTTCAACTACCTTGACCCAAGGATAGTATGTCGCGGCGTAGTTTGTGTCAAACTGACCAGCGAGATCAACTGCGTTCTGTATGGAAGATGCACCAGCACTTTGGTTTGGAGCAACATCCATGATATAGAATGCATCGCCACGGCGTTCGCACATATCAACAATTGCTGATGATATATATGCGTGATGTTGATAATTTACACCAGGCGTTGTGATGAGGTTGAAATCAAACTCATCTGCATTACTTAGAGCAGCGATTGCTTGTCTGTATGCATATGTACCACGGCTTGTCGATGTCGCGCAATCTAGTCCTTGTTGATTTGTTGGTAATATATCATTACCAATCAACAATGGAACAGAAGGAGATTGACCATCGAATCCGCCTTGGAATCCTAGCACAAAGCGACGTTTCTTTACGTTTGTGTTTTCTTGAGAAGCGACATACAGTGGAGAAACTCCGCAATATGTTTCCAAGTCGAACGCAACATTCTTACCCACAGAAGAACCTTGAGGTATTGGAGCAAAATATTGCTTGTTATCCAATTCTGGACCAACGGATGAGCCGTTTGGATACAGCGCCTTTAGTTCATCATCGGCTTGTGCAGGGGCTGGCTGGAATACTATTCCAGAAGCATATCTGCCCGGTTGTAGCAAATATGCAGACGCGGAACAGTATTGCATTGGAGTGACCTTACCTAGACGGGCAAAGTCTCCACCAACTGGTGCAGCATATGGACCAAATCCGTATGGGATTGAGTCTACTGGCCATGGAGCAGTAGCCATTTCGACGCGGATATATTTACTCTTTTGTGGGAAGTCTCCGAATTCCAGAATCTTACCATTGAAGTCAATATAGTTGTATGTATCGCCGATACGACGAGCGATGTAGTTGGCGCTATTGACATCCAAACTTAGATTGTCAAAGCGTTCTAGATATACAGGCTTCAGGTCGGTGTCGCTATAACTGCGAACAGCCAATGTGAATGACCCATACGAACTTCCCGGTATAGAACCTGCGGATTTAACGTTTGATATTTCAACCTTATATGCGGTATTTGCAGATGTACCGTCTGTTAGTGTATGAACCTTGAACAGATCATATGCTGCACTAGAAGAAACTCCACTTCCGGTGAAAGGAGCGATCAACTGTGAGCGAATGAACGGTGTGTATGCGTTCGTAAGATCGAACGTAGAAGTACCGTCTGCTGGTTCGATGCCGTCTTCAAACACAAGTGCGTTGCGAGTAGCAATTGCAATCTTCCAACTACCGGACGCAAGCATTTCATTTATCACCGTTTTTGTACGGCTCTTGAAATTCTTGTATGTGTAGGCCGCTTCAATCTTTTGACCGGCAGCAACTGGAACGAATCCAGCCTTTGGATCGGTACCAAATACATTGGTGATGTAACTGTTCGATTCTTCATCCAACGAGAAACGATATGTACCGTAAGACGAACTTGCGGTATTGCCACTTCCATCGGTGTAGATTGTATTTAGCGCGAGAGAAAAATCCGTAGTAACTGCCGCTGCGGATGATGTATACAACAGCGATCCGCTAAATCCGTATAGATTTTGGCCACGGTCGTATGCTGTATTTGCTAGTACCGCCAATACAACTTCGTCTCTTGCAGGAATTGCTGAAGCGCTTCCGCAACCATCTTCCGAGGATATTGTGCCAGCAGTAAATGCATTTGGATTGAATGGACCGTATGAACCAGAAAGAATTGCTTCTATTTCCAATTCAAAGTCGCATGCTCCTGGTACTCTACGTATCGTGAGTTGTTGAACTTTTACACCGTTCCATGGAGCAGAACCAATGATAGTAATTGGAGTATTTTCAAATGAAGCGGTTGCAACAAATGTATCCAAGCAGTCTCCGGATGCAGTTGATGCTCCATACAACATAGTGGAAGTACGTTTCCAAGTTTTTACTTGCAAGGTACCAATTTCAATCGTTTCTCCTTCATAGTATCCACTGTCAAAAGTGACACTAACGCTGCCCGTGATATAAAATTCGTGATCTACCGAAGAATTTGGATATAGTGTAGAATCCAGCAAAGATCCAGATACACTACCAGTTTCAACGAATCTGGCATATTGACCAGGTAGTGCGGTGACAAATAGTCCCTGTTTCTGGTTGTATCCGGAAAGACCACCAACACGAACAACTGTTACTTGTCCTTGTTGACGAAGATATTGCTGTGCAGTGATTGGTCCGTATAGCGTACCATCTGCATCACCGAATATGCTAGTTAAGTCACCTTCACTATTGATCACGGTTGGTGAAAAGCCCGGTCCTTTTGGGAACGGAGCGACTACCACACCGCCGATTGCTGCTACACCCTGTGCAAGAAACGACTGATCTATTTCTCTGGTGAATACACCAGGCGAAACGATGCGTTCTGAAGGGCTATAATTTCCATTTTGTTCGATTGCCATAGTTTTTTAACTCCTATATAAAAAGTTGTAAATATAAATATGACACTAATTTTTCAAACAATAAAAAATCCTCCACTAATATGGAGGATTTTGGGTATTATAATAAATATATCTATTATTTGGATTTTGGTGTAAATATTCCTGTATTGATGTCGAACGTACCTTCGCCATACTTGGCTACGATCTTATCTAAGAATACTTTTTCTTGTGCTTCTATGGCAGTTAATCGTTCATTAACTCGCTTTTCTGTTTTAGCCAATTCACGCTTTTGCATTTCCAATTGACCAAGTGAAACAGTAGTTTGTTCATATGCTTCACGAATAGCAGTTAGTTCTTGTAGTTCTGACGCATCAAAAGTTTTTGGACTATTTGATGATACTTGTGTATTTGGTTGATTTAGTTCCATAATGTTATATAACGGTTTATATATGTATATATATAGAAGATAAATAAAAAAAATATATAAAATGAATGTTGAAACAGATTTGTTCAATCGCGCTTTATATGCATCAAAAAATCATATAAAATTTAACAAAAATACAAAGTATAGAGGAATACCCGAGGACAAAAATATTATATTAAATATTTTAAATGAAAAATATACAGCGGCAATCAGTAAACCAACCACTCCAATCGGAGACAAAAATTTGATATACTTTTCAGTATTTGGTGCCGGATTCGTTATGCTCTTTGAACTTTTGATAAAAAGTATAATAAAGCACAACGACCCAAAAAAATTTGATTTGCTTATAATCACCGACAATTTACATCACAAGGCAATACGCTCTATATCCGAATTGAGTAAGTTTTCTTACGATTTTTACATTATAGATACGCCAGAAGATTGTGTAGAAGCGTCAGCATCAAAGTTGTTGATTTTTGATTATCCCCGAATAAATCTATACAAGAATATTCTGTTTCTTGATGCAGATATTCTTTGTGCGGGTGATATATCCCACTTGTTTGATGGTGTATATTATAAACTTGAAACGGTGGACAATCAATACAAACTATATAAACAAGAAAATACAATCGATTACAGAATTATTTCGGCAGCAACAATTACTCACAGCGTATGTCATTTTTTGCCAGACGAGTGGAATTGTATACAGAAAGAGGATCCTGTTGTATTCAATGCGGGGCAATTCTTACTGACAAATACAGAACAAATGAAATCGCATTTTGAAAATGTAAGATGGTTGATGAAAGTTTGGCCATCCGTATATTTTTTTGAACAATCTTTTTTAAATCAATATTTTGTTATAAAAAAATTATGCAATTATGGAATATTAAATGGGATTACAAATTTGACTAAAAGTATTCCAAACATATTTGATAAAACACTAGATTGGTCAATATACGAGTCAACCCAAGAAAAAAAACTATATCATTTTGCCGGAAGTTCCGCAAATCCTTCTTTTAAATATAAGTTTATATCAGCCTATTCAAAAAAATACAACATATGCCAATAAGTCATATACATAAGATTATTTTTGTACATATACCCAAGTGTGCGGGTACATCATTCGCCAGTTTATTTGACGATATGTCTTGTTTAAAAAATTTTTACCACGAGGGGCAAACTAATAATACAATAAAATTAATACCGCAAGAAAAATTTACAGATATCGAGTACAGAGAATGTTACATGAAATCTCCACAACATTTTACTTTAGTGGAACTTGAAAAAATACTGGAGCCTGAAATATTTTATGGCTACAAAAAAATTTCAATGGTTAGGAACCCATACGACCGATTTTTTTCTGAATACAAATACACTTGTAATTGGCATAAATTGTCTTTTTCTAATTATGTTCAATACGTCAAAAGTTTAACTAAATTGGAAAGAATATATGAATTTGATGGTCACTTGGAAACTCAATATAGTTTTTTAAAAAACGAAGACGAAAATTTAAACGACGTTGATATTCTGTATAGATATGAAAATTTAAATAATGTTGTTCACGATTTATTTAAATTAAGTAATGGAAAAATATTGCCGCATAAAAATAAATCAAAAGAAATGTCGCATTATTTAATGCATTATACTCGCGAGATCGAAGAATTTATTTACACAACCTATACAGAAGATTTTGAAAAATTTAAGTACGAAAGAATATCTTTATAGCGTAGTTCTTTCATATATTAAATAAACGACACCAGATCCACCGTTGGCACCAGAATCAGAATTGAATGAATTTGCTACTCCACTGGACGCTGCTCCGCCTCCACCTCCGCCGGTATTTATTGTACCAGCGGTGGGAGTATTGTGAGCCCATATGGATGATATGTATGACCAATATCCACCATTACCGCCTCCTCCAGATCCACCAAAACTTCGTCCGGGAGGAGGACCGGGACGATATCCTGTGCCACCTCCACCGCCACCACCAAAAGTGGAAGATGCCAAAGAACCAGAAAATCTACCAGTAGGAGTAACTAATTGGACAGTCAATCCTGCACCGGCTGTACTACTGACAGGTGCCCCGCCCGCCCCACCACCTCCGGTATTAGATCCTGGAAAGCCGGCATTGGCTATAAATGAAGAAGACATTTTTATTCCGGTATCTATCACTGCGCGTCCCGTACCAGATCCATTTCCTCCGCCATTTCCTCCTTGTCTTCCATAATTGTGAGTATCCGGTAAAAGATTTCCGGTATTTCCTCCCCCACCACCCCCACCGGCAGAAAATATGCTTTTTGCAAAATATGTGTCTCCGCCACTAGTGGCATACCCAGTAGTTGCTGGATTTGTTGCACCCGACCCACCGGCACCGATTACAATAGAATAAGATTGACTGGGTATAACAGAAATAGATGCAGTGACTACTTGACCGCCTCCGCCTCCGCCTCCAAATCCAGGATTTGATGCGCAATAATTTCCTCCACCTCCACCACCTCCACCAACAAGTATAGCAAACACCTCAGTAACACCTGCGGGACAAACCCAAGACGTTGAACTGGTTATTGGCTGTACAACTACTTCTCCACTGGATGTGAATCTTTTTGTTAATTTTTTGTTTGATAATAAACCTATTGGCATAATTAAACTTGGGTTAAATAAAGGAAGTTACCTATGGAGCGAAACCTGTAGATGTATACTGAGATATAGGTACTTGAACCCAATTTAGACTTGTTTCGCTCCATACCCATGCATATCCTTCAGCGGGCGGCGTTGAAGGATATGGAACAGGAGATATCCATCTGTAGTGAGTCGATAACACGGAAACGTTGTAATTTTCATCCAACCCCGTTGTATCGTATTGCTCTAGTATCCAAGACTGGTATGGCTTTGGTGGAATAAATATATCTGGGTCTGGTAAGTACATATCTCCTATACCTGCAAATTTATTTCGTATGTTTGAATTGTACGATGTTTGTATCCATTGCAAAGGATCACCCACAACACCAGAATTTATAAAATCTATGTCAGCAACAATTACCTGTTGAACTGTTCCATTTATAACCTGTGCAAAATGTGGCATATTAATTTAATTCTGCGCCAAATAAATTAAACGCTACTTTTGAAGTACTACCAGAAACTTGTACAACATAACTCGAAGAAAGAGCAAGACCCAGTGTCATTATAACAGAATCGTTTGCGGGTATTGCGGTTTGATATGATATAAAATTATTATCCAGAGTAGCACCCGCCGATCCTGTTTTTACAACGACTGTAAAATTTGCAGCCGATGAACTTAAGTTTGTTATTACTAACGACGAAGCAACTGCCTGAAAACCAGTCGGAACAGTATATAATGTTGCGCCAGCAGTACCCGGCGCCGATGATCCCAATAATTTGTATGTTGTAGCCATATTGATAATATATATTAAATTTATGCTCCCATAAGTAAAAATGGATGTAATATATTCGACGTATTGCTCGAAACAACATCTCCAGTTACACGCAAAGAACCGGTTATGATTGTATTTCCATTTACATCTAACTTAGCATTTGCCGTAGTTTTGTTTATACCAATATCGCCGTTGGTAGTAATAGTTATATGACCGGTAGAAGTTGCGCCATTTGCACTGAGGTATAAATTATTTCCTGTATTAGCGGCCACGGTCGCATATCCGGTATTCCACGTAAGAACTCCATATGCAGTAGGAAATCCGCCCCAATAACTTATCGACGAAGCGTTTGTCCACAGTGCGTTGCTGGAAAATTCTCTAGACACACTTAAAGACCCCGTCACAACAGCACTACCGGATACATCCAGTGCAACAGAAATATTTGGAACAGATTTTCCTATTCCAACTTTACTACCAGTAACAACAAGTGCGTTTGTATTATACCTTCCCATCACCACTCTGTCGTCGCTAAGTACTTCAAAAATAGGCAAGCCGGAAATATCACTTACTGCCATCAAACTTCCAGAAAGATTGTCCGATATGCTAAACAAACTTCCAGATTTACCAAGAAAAGCAATACTGCCTGAAGTTAATACTTCTAATCTTATTGTATTCGCCTGACTGCCGCTGAATTGTATAACAGGAGCAGTAGTGGTAGAACTTCTGTTTGGAACTATAAGAATGTCTGACGGCATAATTTATTATATATAAATATAGATATATAAATTATTGTGGTTATTATAAACCAAAACGTGATCTTGTTGAGTCGTAGTTTTGACGGATTTCGACAGCAGACAAAGCACGATTGTACACCTGTGCAACGGCTATATTTGTTACAGACGGAGCGTCCTCTCCTCCGGTAGTATACCCTATACCTTGGAATGTTCCCCAAACAGGCGCACCAGTTTTTACCGAATTAACGTCTAATACTCCATTCACATATCCTTTCACATATGACTGATCATAGGTCAAAACCAGATTATACCATACATTGCTGCTTAATGTTATGCTACCATTCACGAAAATCCAAGATCCTGTATAAACACAGCATCTTATAGTTGATGATGTTATTCTTAAAAAAAATGGTGGATTTGCATTAAATATATTTTGTGCCTGTGATATATTAGTGGATCTTACCCATGCATTCAATGTGAATGTCGATGGCGAACCCAAATTACCCATCCCAGTAATAGCATCGTCAACATAATCAAAAACCATAGTTCCGCTGTTTGAATTACTAAATGTTGGGCCACCTGTTAATGTTCCATTATTACCATTACTACTCAAATCTCTCCAACTTGTTCCACTACCCGGATAACTCTTATTATTTGCCGCATCCAAATGCAATACTAAACCATTTGACACTGTTTTGATTGGTGCTTCTATGCTCATAGTCCAAATCTCGTTTTTATTGCGGTATAGTTTTGAAGAACTTCAACCGGAGACAGTGCTCGGTTGTACACTTTGCATATAGCCAAACTTCCATTGTAATAATATCCACGACTTCCGTTGAATCCGCCATATACTCCAATAGAAGACCCGTTTGTGTTTGTAGCAATAGTACCGGTCTGTCCATCGGAATTAACCAACATTCCGTTGATATATAATCTTCTGGTTCCACTCGTATATGTACCTACAACCTGTGCCCATTGAGATGTTGACATGTATGTCGCGGTCGTGGTTGACAAATTTGTCACTCCGCCTATATTCATACGCCATTGTATAACTGTCCCTTCCTGAAATAGACTGTATTGCGTGTTGACCTGTCCTTTTTCAAACCAAAATCCATTTTGATTTGTATTGTTTGTTTTTACCCAAACCTCAACCGTTGGAGTTTGTGTATTCAATGCCGAATTTTCCGGAGAAATTATTGTGCTGGTAGAAGCATTGAAACTAAAATTTCCTTCCGCATTATATGTTATGTTTGATAATGTAAATGTACTATTACCGGCTAAATCATTTAATACTGTATTTGACGCTGGACAACTTTTTGGATTCTTGACATCAACAAAAAGTACCAATCCATCTGTAACCACAGTTGGTCCATTGTAATAACTCATAATCCAAACCTTGTTTTTATTGCGGTATAGTTTTGAAGAATTTCGGAATCAGTTAATACTTTATTATAAATTTTAATTGCGGCTCTTCTACCATAATGTTTCCATCCATACAATGTACCAAACGTCAGCCCATCTCCGTTATAAATTGAAGTACCCGACGTATTAGGAGTACTAACTGCATTTATATAATTTCCATTAATATATAATAAATTTGAATTGGCACTTCTATTCCATATCATTGTTCTTATTCTCCAAGCATTGAGACTATTATACGGACTACCAACAGAAAATGTAACATCGTCTTCATATACAGTTGCGGAATTGCTCGTTTGCCCGAATCTAAATGATGTATTTGCTGTCCCATGATTCCAGTCGAATCCCGTCGATCCTATCCCATATGCCGGTCCAGAACCCATTCCACCAGCGTCGGCCTCTGGATAAGTTACAGAGTTTGTCCATATTATTTCTTCTATTGTCCAACCACCCGAAGTCACATTTAAGCAGTTACTTATACTCGTGCTGTCGGGAATTGTAATATAAAAAAAATCACTGGTGTTGTTGACATTTCTCAAATACCATCCTTCACTTGAAACAAACTCGCCTAGGTTTATAGTACCGTGATTTCCGTTTCCAGTTAAATCATACCAAGTTGCTCCACTTCCTGGATAACTCTTTCTATTAGCAGCATCAAGATACAATACCAAACCATCGGTAACTATTCTTGGACCATAATCTGGCATAATAAAATATTACGGAATACTACCAGTCATTGGACTAGACCATTCGCTTGTGCTTAGTATCTCAAGTATTTCAGCATGTGTATATGGACCTTCTGTACCAATCATTGTGGCTACAAATGCTGGTGCTTCACCATTCCATTTTACAAATGTTTTAGTTTCATCTACAGATTTACGTACTGTATCTGCTGATGTTTCTAATACTTGACTAAAGTCAACTTTGTTTAGTTCGCTGACTGGAAAGATAAGATATTCTCTGTTTGCGTATATGTCGCTCATATGTTATTTATTATAATTGTTAAGGTTGTATATATAAATATAAAGAAGGTTATAAACCATAGCGGCCTTTTGTGGCATGATAATTTTGGCGGATTTCTGCTGCGGTTAGTGCACGATTATATACCTTGAAAGAACCACAGTTCATTGGCATAAAATATGTCACTAATTCGTGTCTAGCAATGGCTATGCGACCAAATCCTGAATTGAAATTTCTATTTGCACTATTTTCGGTGGCAAGTTGCTGCCCTAATGTTTGAGGCATTCCATTTATGTATATTTTATTGTTGGTGTAAGATACGTCGCTTCGCATTTCAAACACGTAATGTGCCCAATTATTTACTAATCCAAGCGCAGTAACTTGCGTCGATGATATCCCATATACGTCGCTGTTGTATGTGTTGAAACCAATATGTCCCGAAGAACAGAACAGGGTATATCTGAGCCATCCAAAAATCATTTTACTTGCGGTTGAAGAGATATTACACCACACTTCAACGGTCGTAGTTGTTCCCAAATTTGGTGCATAAAAATCTACATAATCATTGCTGCCATCAAAACTAAGAACGCCGCCATTAGCACTGCTATATGTTGGCCCATTTATCAACGAACCTGTATTACCATTTCTGCTCAAATCAAACCAAGTAGTACTGCCACTAACAATACTTCTATTATTGGCAGCGTCCAAATACAATACCAAACCGTTTGTAATAATATCTGGTCCGCCTTCTACGCTCATAGTAGAAACCTTCCTTTATTTGCGTCGTAGTTTTGTTTAATTTCCGTCAAAGACAATACGCGATTGTACACCTTTGCGATGCTTATTGATCCAAGAAATGGGCTGTAAGGACCACTACCCACTTGCTTAAAATCGCCATATACTGTAGTTTTTAAACTAGTCAAACCGGTCTTTATGAAAGTACCGTTTATATACAATGATGGCTGTTTATTGGTATACACAGCAATAATCTGCGATATTAAAGTATTAGAAATTGTTACGGTGGCGGTTAGTAAAGAAGGCAAATAAGCACTACCGTGTTCAATTACACATATACCGTTTGTTCCAACCGAAAGACCGGCACCAGAATTAGAGCCATAATTAATAGGGCCAATCACAGTGCTTTCGCTAGACAAGGCGGTAGTACCAGAAGTTGCTTCTGTCGCCAAATTAATGGTACCGGCTGGTCTACACCAGACTTCATATGTAAAATTGTTAGTAGGAATCCCTGCACTGGAGTATACAACAGAAGTTGTGCATACGTCATCGGCACCATCAAATTCCATACGACCGCCATTCGTGGTGTTAAATGTAGGACCACCTGTCAACGATCCGCTATAATCATTCGCACTTAAATCTCTCCATATTGTTCCACTACCAGGATAACTCTTCCGATTTGCCGCATCAAGGCACAACACCAATCCGTTTGTTATCATTTTTGGTCCATTGCTATAACTCATAATCCAAACCTTCCTTTTGTATTGTGATACATCGAAAAAACTTCGGATGCAGTCAACACTCTGTTGTATATTTGAGCAGAATGGATTACTCCATTAAATCTTGGAGTATTTCTATGCCCTCCGATGAGAACGGGTTCATTCAAATAATCCATGTCAGTTTGTCTTACCGAATTCGTAGAAGAAGCAACTAAAACACCATTCACATATTGGTTTACTATTCTGTTTGTTCGGTCTATTGTCCCTACAAAATGATAAATTGTATTCGCTTGAAAATTTGGAGTTGCTACAAATTGTTGTTCTCCCGTGGCGTCGTTTGTAGTGAAATATGTATTATTTCCGGTTTGTATAAAAAAACAATATTGTCTATCAACATTGCTACTTTGCATTTTTACCAACACAGAGTGATCCGAATTGTTGGCAGAAAGACGAAACCAGACAGATATGGAAATTGTGCGCAATATATTTGACCCAATCGAAGGCGCGTCTTCTACACGTATGTATCCTGCTGTATTATTGTTAACAACACCTCCGCCGAAAGAACTTGTATATGATACTGTACTAACCAATGAACCTGTATTACCGAATCCGCTCAAGTCGAACATTATTGTACTACCGCTGATAAAACTTTTACCATTGCCCGCATCTAAGCACATTACTAATCCACTTGTTGGAAGTTGTGGTCCACCGATTACACTCATAATCCAAATCTCCCTTTTGTTGCGTGATAGTTTTGTAATACTTCTGATGCTGATAATGTTCTGTTGTATATTTTTGCTAATGCTATACGACCATTAAAAAATTCATTCGATCCCGGAGGATCTTGACCTATTGAAACAGGGAAACCGGCACCAGTATTAAATGTAATTGAGATACTTTGAGTTTTATCCAACGCGCCGTTTAAGTAAAAATTTACCAAAGAACCATTAGATGTTATTACGGAATGATACCATTGATTGGTACTGATTGTAGAATTTCCATCTATCACATTAACATTCCACGGGGTTGAACTGTTGTAACTAAATCTTATTTTTTGTGCCAACGGACTTAAATGCATGACATATACACCTGTAGCAACATTACTTTTTCCAAGTATTCCTGCCCAATTAACATATGTAGATATTCTAAACCATGCTTCTAACGTGAGAGTGGTGGAAATTTTAAAAATTTCTAAATCGGCGCAATCTATATAATCATTTGTACCATCCAATACAATACTACCTCCGTTAGCACTATTAAACGTTGGTCCATTAGTTAATGTACCAGTAATTCCATTTCTACTCAAATCACTCCAAGTTGTTCCGCTACCAGCATAGCTTCTATTATTACCCGCATCAAGATACATTACCAATCCATTCGTTACTATTTTTGGTGAATATAATGTTGCCATGATTATAACCCAAACCTTCCTTTTGTTGCGTGATAGTTTTGGCGGATTTCTTCGTCAGACAAAGATTTGTTGTATACCATAAAAGATGCTAAATCTATTCCCGGACTTCTATAGTTATATCCTCCGATGTGTAATGGTTCGCTGTTGACCGTTCTGTCGGCTAAGGCCAATGTAACACTATCACGTACAGTATTTTTGTATACCATCATCGTACCATTTCTTGATTGAAATACCCAATTTGCCCATTCTCCTATCGGTGTTGTTATCGGGTCGCTTGTATCCATAGATTGTTGAGTATTTCCAGGACCACTCCAAGTACAATGAAATCTACTAGTCTGCCCAGAATAAAACCAAATACCTGGTCTTCTATTTCCTCCATCATTTCCTTTCATGAATAACTGCGTCCAAGTACCATTATCATCAAAATTTATCTTCATCCAAAGCGAATATGCCCAATTTAAATATGAATAGTTCAAGTCAGCACTATGAGCAATATCCACAAGCTCATTTGAAGAATTTAATGTAAAATTTAAAGAGCCTGTTACAAAAGATACGCCAGATTTAATGTCTCCGTTGTTTCCTCGTTTTGTTAAATCGGTCCACACTGTACCTGTACCAGGATAACTCCTGCTATTACCAGCATCAAGATGCAGTACTAATCCATCTGTTACTATTCTTGGGCCGTTGTTATAGCTCATACATTATTATATATTATGCCAAAGAAGGAAATCTTGCAGTAGTCCAATCAATTACTACATTATCAAAATTATAACTACCGGAAGGACCATAATTATTTCTTGGATTTGACCACCCCGCTCTAAAATATGATATAGTTGTAGTTGCAGTAGCAGCAAAAGAACTTCCAACAAAACTTCCTGTAGCATTATATAGTTCTCTATAATATCCTACACCACCAACAAACAATATATCTAATCTGTAATATGTGTTTGGTAGTGCTTGTATGCCCATCAAATATTGTTCGTTGTTTCCTGGTCTAGTCATAAAGATTCCATCGCTACCAAAATCTCCATAGTATACAAAATTAAAACCGCCAGTAGAAGCAAATCTTGTATACATACTAATTGATACTCTACTTGATGCCGGAAAATTATATTGAAAATACGTATTTATGCCGCCACCATAAGTGGGATTTAATGTAATACTTCTACTACCACGAACAGTTCTATTGTTTACTTTATTTATTCTGTTTTGAGCAAAATTGGATCCGCTAAATATGTACGGAAATGCACCAGAAAGAGTCCAGTTAGAACCGGTGGTATTATCTGTGGCATCCAAAATTGTTGTATTTACTACGTTGTCTGGTATTTCAAATGTAAGCCACGCATCCGCATACACACTTGGTTCGCTCAAATATCTATCTTTTCCAAAGTTATATATGTTTTGTATCTGACCGGCAGTAAGCGCGGTGTTGTATAAACTAGATATTCCTATATCTCCTTTAAAATATCTGTTTGAACTTAACTTTTCTGCGCCAATTTGTATTCTATCTGCGTTATATTGATATGCACTGCCAGACCTTGAACCTGTTCTTACTAATTGACCATCGAGATATAATGACAATCTATTATTCACCACATCTTCAACGCCAGTAACCATATACCATTTATCATAAAAGAACGATGAAGAAATTGTATATTGCGTAGATGGTCCGTTTGTAAATGTATCAAGATATATAAGTGGCAATGCAGTCATAGAACCGGACACTGTAGACGAAGTTGTGTTTGTTCTTATACTAAATTGAGGATCGGCAGATGCGCTCATTATAGAAAATAATCCAGCATTTTGATCCGATGCTGTATTTCTTTCACCTTGTCTAAACCATACGTTTATTGTTTTTGATGATATGCTAGATGATGGGTTGGTATATGTTGTGGCGGATATATAATCATCTATTGCGTCAAATATAAAATATCCTTTACTGGATGTTGAATAGCCTACGCCATTTACTAAAGAGCCGCTATAATTAAAAGGACTAATCGGACTAAACACAGTAGTACTTCCGGTGATATATGACTTTGGACCACCTGGATCAAAATTCAATATCAAACTATCGGTATTTACTTTTGGACCATATAATGTTGCCATATATATAACTATTGTATATATACACTTTTTATGATAGCCCAAACCGCTTCTTTTCTACGTTATAACTTTGAAAAATTTCTGTAGCGGATAGTGCTCTATTATACATTCGCACAACAGAAACATTACAATCTGCATTTCCTGTATATTGATTTCCTATATTGCTTGCTATTGCTATTCGCACATTGCTGGTTACTTGTGTATTGACGATGGGGGCTGTGAATGAACTAGACCCTAATGGTATTCCATTTATATATGTAGTTAAAGTATTTCCACTTCTTACAACAGATGCGTAAAACCAAGAACCGATGATAATATTTGTATTTGACAGTCCAATTGATGCGCTTGGAGATAATACTTCGTTGGATGTTGAATTCCATATTGTATAAGTTAAACTTGAAGTATTATACAAAAACATTGAATGATATCCGCGATAAACTAATAGTGCGCTGAAAGTTTCCGTGGCATCGTGATTTGTCGGACTTGAATTATTTATTTTTGCCCAAATTTCTGTTGTATGATTTCCATATAAATAAGTACCAGAAGCCAAACTGCCCGCCACAGTAACATCCGCATATCCACCATTTTCTGCGGTTGGTGGCATTGTTCTTGAAAATTTTATAGACTTACTGGAAGTTTCAAATGAATAATACGATGGATTAGATAATGTAAAATTTCTCGCGTTTCCACTTAGATCAACCCACGTAGCGCCGCTGCCTGGATAACTCTTAGTATTTTTTGAGTCCAAATACAGTTGTAATCCACTTTGTGATATTCTACCAAGACCTGCTGCTACTCCATATGCACTCATAATCCAAACCTTTTCTTTGTTACGTTATAGTTGTTCAGTATTTCCGTTGCGGATAATGCCCGATTGTATAATTTTATATTAGAAACATTGCCAGAAAATGCAGAATTACCAGCAGTATATGTAGATCCGATAAGAAAATTTGCAGAAGATGCAGCAATTGTTCCAACAGCGACATTAGATCCTGTATCTAGCCTTCCATTTAAATATAATCTTGTTGCACTTCCGTCATATGTGAAAGTTATATTATACCAGACACCAGTACTCAATGTACTAACAGAAGTTAGCACAGTCAATGAACTTCCATAAACAAATGCTTGGACTCTATTGTACGGAGCACCAGTTGCTTGATACAACAAGTAACCATTTATTGGATCGCCACTATCACTGTCTGAATTAGAAATTAAAGCGTGACCGTTTGGATCGGAAAAAAATTGAGTCCATTTTGCCCACACATCTACTGTCAAATAAGAAACATTTACCGATGCTCTGGAAACAGATTCATTGGTACCATCAAATAGAATAGACCCCTTTGCATCGGTACTAAAGGTTGGTGTGTTATTAAGAGACCCAGAATTGTTATTTCTACTTAAATCAAACCAAGTACTGCTTCCACTAACAAAACTTTTTCTGTTAGCCGCATCAAGGTACATTACCAAGCCATCTGAAACTATTCTGCCTCCTGAATTATAACTCATATGAACTTGTCTCCGGTGCTGCTAATCCCCATATAACACATTGCTTTATATAGTTGATACTGTTTCTCTCTAAAGTTTCTTCTTCACTTAATCCAGTCGGTACATCAATAAATATACCATCATCAAATTGTTCCATAGTAAGCGTTCCATTGTATAATAATCCAATGTTGTCTGAAACAATTGACGCAAAGGACGCAACTTCGGAATAACTAGAATTGGTTAGTTTTCTAGCAAAATGTAAATATTTTGGCTCATCGTATATCATCTTATGTATATCTCCACTCTTGCTGCTCTGTTTATTCCTGTAGAATCCTGACAACAACTAATTCTATCACCAGCAGAATAACCTTGCCACGTTCCCGGCATCATACCTATTCCGCCACTAACATCATCGCTATCCATGTTTCCATTGGGATATAGTCCTCCTCCATTTTCATTCCACCCAAATCCCCACCTAGTTCGTGCCGTACCTGGATTATTTCTATAATTAAATCCATAAAACCTAACATCTGTTTGGCTGGAAAATATACCACTCGCCCACCCAGAAAATAATTTTGCGTCTCTTATAAAATATCTATCTACGGTATTGAAAAAAGTAGTTGGCGTAATCTCTGCTCCACCATAAAAGCCATTTTGTAGCCACGTCCATACGCCTCTACCGGGTATACTACCACCGGTTCCAGTTGTAATATCTGGCCAAATTGCCATCATATCTTTTGCCCCGAAATAATTCATACAATCAAATTTGGCATTTCCTGGATTCCTGTTTAACGAAGAAGTATTAAGATTATTCGACGCTGTCCAATAACTTGAAGTATAACCGAACTGTACAGATCCTGTATTTGCTTTTAGTGCAAGCATCCATCCCCCGCCATCAAACGAACTTGTCATTATACAATATGTTTGTGTAGGACCAACGGTAGGTAAATTTATCCAATAAACTCCATCAGTCGAACCTGGATAAAAATATTGTATTGATTGTGCACTAAGAGCGGCATTTGCTGCGGAACTGCCGTCTTTTCTTGCGGATGCTGGTAATGGACCAAATCGCGTTGACATAGAGTTATTATAATCTAATTATATACATATAACTATAATCCATATCTGGATTTGACTCGATTAAACGACTTTAACACTTCTGTACCAGATAATGCGCGATTATATATTCTTACATAATCTATACTACCAGATACATAATCTGTAGTATCCCATCGTCTACCTATTCTTATACCATCTCCACCAGACTGAGGAGTGCCTGTATATGCAGTCGATCCAACGGATGCTCCATTTTTATATAATGTCAAATTTGCACCGTCATATGTAAAAACGAAATGATGCCAAGCAAGTAATGTTGTAGGAGTAGATGGTGTTGTTTTCCAACCATCCGTAGCATTATATGTACCCCCATTTATTTCGCTGCTTGCGTTGAAGCCGATTTTAAAATTTACAGAAGAATTGGTGCCTGGATATACTGACGAAACTATTGCGCCATAATTTGATGGTTGATTTGCTGGTCTAAACCACGTTTCTACACTAAATCGAGTCAGAGCACCGATCTCGGAAACCGTGTAATAACTGCTATTGTTGAATATTATTTCTGCGTTTTTATTGAAAGTGGCGTTTGTTAAGTCAATTGAATATTTGTTTGATTCCAGATCAATCAATCCTTGCGTATTTGATCTACTACCAAATACATATGGCGTACAATGATCTTTATATTCGTATTGTAGTCCGGTTATATAAAATGATTTATATGGTGTAGATGGAGTGTATGAAGTGCCTGTAGATAATCCTACACATCCCACCCAGCCACCAAAACGACCTTCAATATTTGCTCCAACTCGTAACCATCCTGTATATCCCGGCACTTCATTGCAAAAAGCATTTCTATTTGAAATACCTCCACCGTATGTAATTTCTCTGGTATTTAAATTAAATGTTACTTGATTTGAAGTGTCATTTAACATTCCAATAGTAAAATTTGTAATACTACTCAACGGACACACGTAACAAGATATGGAATGTGACGCATTTTCTCCGCTACCTCCCAATGTACTTAAATGATGAAACCCAGCAGTCCCACTTTCTGTGCACAAAGTAGCACCAGTACCTATCGGAGTATCGATTGTAGAGTTATATGTTTTTGAAAATCTTGTTGGATCGGATGACCATTCTGTGCTGGAGGCGTAATTTGTACCCGTATAATTAGAAATTTGTTGAACTAGGTTTGTTGTTGGCTCTCCTCTATAACTTTTATTGTTGTACGTATCAAATAAGAATACGGACCCCGAATCTATGCCTCTACCTGGTGTCGCGATACTCATATCAATACCCAAACCTTCCTTTTGTTATGCTATAATTTTTTAGTATTTCGCTGGCAGTTAATACTCGGTTATATACTCTAAACATCCCCAATTCTCCATTAATAGCATGGGTTGGATAATTCCAAGAACCCGCGCCATACGGATATAAAGTCATTACAGCCAAATCATTTCCGTTGTTTCCATATGCAGGAGTGTTGCCAGTAATTCCGTGAGACGTTGGACCGGCATCCAGTTTCCCGTTTTTATACACAGTCAACGAAATAGGGCTTAGTGTATAAATAAAATGCTCCCATTTTCCTGTTGCGAATGTGCTACAGGGTAAAGTATATCCAGAACTACTTACCGTTGCACTCCATCCACTACCATCTACCCAATAATTATATTCTCCACTGCCATTCCAAGGTTTAGAAAAAATTCTACCGGTAGAATCTAAGGTTTTTATCCATATTTCTGTACTCATAAAATTCAACGTAGAACCGGAAGACGGTGTCCACGAAAATTTATCATTGGGAGATGTTATTCCAATATATTCGTTTGTTCCATCAAACAGTAAACTACCACTATTTTCTAAAAAAATTGGACCGTTGTACGTTGTTCCGTTATTATTATTTCCAGACAAATCAATCGCCACGCTGCTTCCATTAACAAAACTTTTTGTATTACGGATATCCAGCGAACATATTAGTCCGTTATAAGTTGCTCTTGGTCCTGCACTATAACTCATAAACCAAACCTTCCTTTAAGTACATTGTAATTTTGAAGTATTTCTTTTGTTGATAATGCCCTATTATATATTTGCATAAATGACAAAAGTCCTCCAAATGCACCAACTCCATTTCCCACTTGACCTATTTTGGACGAGTTTGTGCCTGCCGCATATGTACCAAACGTCGCGGTGTTTGATGATCCGTTCAAAAAACCGTATGCTGCTGTACCGTTTTGAGAAAACGCACAAATAGCAAACCGATTAGAAGCAGAATCTACTACTGTCAGTGATGTACTTATTGACGGAGACCCGAAAGTATAACTTTGTGGACCAGTAAATGCATTGCCGGGAGTTCCTGTACTATTTTCGAAGATTCTCCATCCCTGATTAAATCCATTTTCAGATGCAGCCAGTAAACGCGAATCTCCGGTATTATTTCCTCCAACTCCGTATGCAGTTTTCTTTGCACCAAACATTATAGTAAAATTTCTTGTAGCCCCCAACGTTTCTAAATTTAAATTATTTATTTGTATATAGTCATCGGAATTATCAAATGATATACACCCTCCGTTTGTTCCTGTCCAAACTGGACCAAGTGTCAACGTTGCGCTATTTCCATTTCCACTTAAATCATTCATCGTAGTCCCGCTGCCGGGATATGATTTTGTACCAACCGCATCAATATACATCACTAATCCGTCAGTAACAATTCTAGGTGAATAGCGAAGTGCCATAACATTTTATATCTCCACTATTAGTTTTGGTATATCTTTACGTTCTGCTTGTACAAGATAATAACAATATATATTACTACCACCGTTATTATTGCTTATATGCACATATTCTGAGTTTGTATATGTTACGAACAAGGTTTGATAAGTTCCGATTGGTGTCAATTGAACTGTAATAGTATTTTCATCTACAAGATTTTTCCAATAATCTGGCAATGTTATTATAGGACTGGTTGATATACCACGAACAAATACGCTATGTTCTGGACCTTCGGCAACACCGTATTGTAATTTTTTATTTGGTAGTGTCGGGTGATCAATCAGGAAGGACTTGGCAGTTGCAGTAAATAATCCGTTTACAGAAACAGACCCTGTAATAACCGCAGAGCCCGTAACAATCAATGATCCAGTTATTGCTGCACTTCCACTAACATCCAATTTTGCATTTGCTGTCGTTTTGTTAATAGCGACATTTCCATTGCTATCAATTCTTACCTTTTCTCCACCTGTTCCAACGTTGAAATAAAATCCAGACAAGGCGTTAAACCACATTACTTCGGCACCTGCACTGCCGTCCAAACCAATACCAGTGTCATTGTTTATTCCACCATTATCGTAGAATTTTATTCTATATCCAGTTTCGGACGCTGGGTTGGAGAATCCACTACCAGACGCGAATATAGTTCCGTTTACTTGTAATTTATATAATGGTGTCGTTGTTCCTATACCAAAATTCCCATTGCTGTCTATTCTGACTCTTTCTGTTAATGCTGTCGCATTGCTGGTATAAAACGCCAAAGTTCTTGTTGCTGGAATAGCAACCGCAGAACCCCCTGCCGCCAAAGTATTTGTGGCGTCTCCCAAAGCAATACCAGCAACTCCCCCCGTAATTATGTCTCTACTTATCTTCCATCTGGGGTTTGCTTCTGTTAAATAGAATTCTTGGAGAGCCACGCTTTGACCCATTTCTACGCGAGTGTTTCCTGAAGTACCGGACAATATCGTACTTGTTGCATTTATACTTCCAGTAACAATCACATTTCCATTAACATCCAATTTTGCATTTGCTGTCGTTTTATTGATAGCAAAATCTCCACCCGAAGTGATTCTAACTTTTTCCGATCCACCAATCTGGAACGTCATTGGATATGTTGCATTGCTAGAATCCAGATTTAATTGATATGCTGCACGTATTGATGCAATTCCACTTCCATCTCCGCCGGTTATTGTCAATGCTTGGTCCGTATTAGATAATCTAACAACTCTGAATCCAGTATTATCAATTACAGTTAAAGAACCACTGAGTACAGTTAAAGATCCGGTAATAATTGCACTTCCGCTGACATCTAATCTTGCATTTGGTGTAGTTTTGTTAATACCAACATTTCCATCATATGTTATGCGCATTCTTTCAATAATGCCGCCAACTCCGCTTCCAGGTGCGGTAAAGAATGCAAGATCTCCACGACACCACGCACCAATGGTTCGATTTGTAAATGTCGTTCCTATAGCACCACACACAACATTATTTCCGCCCGCTCCTTCATATGTTGAGAATCCAATTCTAGACCAATTTCCATTTGTTGTGTCGTTATTATGGAATGTAGTAGCAACGCCTCCGGTCCATGTTCCGGTTGTGCTCGTGTCCGTATATGTAACCCATTCTTTTGCAGTACGGCTACCATAACCGGATAAACCATCCATATACAACGTTGTTATAGATTTATCAGACCCAACCGTCAGTGATCCAGTGATTATTGCATTACCATTAACATCAAACTCGGCATTTGGAGACGTTTTTCTTATTCCAACAAATCCTCCGTTTGGATTTAAGGATATATTTTTCCACGCAGTTCCTGTATGCAATCCTTGAATTACTCCGCAGTCTGGAGAAGAATGATACCCCAATATCATGTATTTATCTGCATCCGCCGAGTCAGAAACAACAATTAATTTATTTATTGTTGGCGATTCTCCGTAATTACTTCCGTTTACATGCAAAACGCCCCGCACAACAGAAGTCGCACCCATTCCGGTACTACCACTAACAAAGAAAGATCCGGTTATTATACCATTACCAACAACGTCCAATTTTGCATTTGCTGTAGTTTTACCAATAGACAACTCTCCTGTATTTGATAAAACCGCCAAAGTACTATCTGCCGCACTTCTCCATTCATATCCAGCCCCCGCACCAAAATAAGTTCTACCATTTGTGGCAAAATAGAATCTGCTAAAATTATCATTTGATAAATTCCATGCATTATTTACAAAACTTACAATTCCACGGAAAGTCGTACTTCCGGTGATGTTTACAGATCCAGTAATAAATACACTACCGCTTACATCCAAAGATGCTGTTGAATTTGGTACTTTTCTAATACCGACACTGCTTCCTGTAACATATAAAGTATTTCTATTATATGTTCCTGCAATCACACGATCATCGCTGAATACTTCTAGAATAGGCAATCCAGAAGCATCGTTGACGCTCATTAAACTGCCAACAAGACTATCTGTTATATCAAACAATGACCCACTGGATCCCATGAATGATATTGCGCCATCAGGTAATACTTCAAGTTTTATCGATGATGATGTACTCCCCGAAAAATATATCTTTGGATTTTCTGTAGTTGTTCCTAACGGACGAAGATACAAATTATTAGTAAATAATGAACTTGTTATAAATGCAGATCCTGTAACGATCAGATTTCCAAGTATATCAAACGAAGAATTTGCCGCAGTTTTATTTACTCCGATGTTGGTACCGGATTGATACATCACACTGTTTTCTAGTCCAGTACCTGCGCCATTTACTTTTGGTATATAGTGTGGTGAGGCTCCTGCCACAGATGCTCCGCTTGTACCGCTTGTACCACTACTTCCTGTAGTTCCACTGGAGCCGCTAGTACCACTAGTTCCACTAGAGCCGCTAGTTCCGGTAGTTCCGCTAGACCCTGTAGTTCCACTAGACCCGCTAGTTCCTGTAGTTCCACTACTTCCTGTAGTTCCACTGGAGCCGCTAGTACCACTAGTTCCACTAGAGCCGCTAGTTCCGGTAGTTCCGCTAGACCCTGTAGTTCCACTAGACCCGC